CTAAGTTAGTAGAGATTGGAGAAGGGTTTAAGAATGGGAAAACAAGTATTATAAATACTTTAGCACTTAAAAATATAGATGCAAGTTTAAATAATACACTTGTTGAGTTATCAGAGAAAATAAAGACTTCTTTTGATAGTTCAGATGCTAGTGTTGAGGAGTTGCAAAATAGGATAACAGAATTGACTAATCAATTAAGTCAAAGGATTAAATATGCGACAGGTACTTATACTCCGCCAGATGGTTCTCAAAATTCCTTAGTTGTTCCAACTAATTTAAATTTTGTTCCAAAAACTATTTTAATCATGAGTTTTGGTTTAAGTGATGGTTCAAATCCAGCTAAATTTCTTAGTTGTGGTATTAGTATCAATTCTGCAGGTACAAATATTAAATATAACAATGGTTCATATACTCGAATTATTGGTAGTGCTAGTATTAGAGATATTACTGCTGATAGTTTTAAGATTGAAATTGGTAAGGGTGATATGAATGCTGGCGTTGATTTTCCTTTTAAATTTAATAAATTTTCTTTTAGGTGGTATGCGTTAGATATAGAGTTTTTATATAATTAATATAATATGAGGTGATAGAATGAATAGAGGAAATAGAATAATTTACGACCAAACAGGTAATGTATGGATACAAACAGGTGAAGCAGCAGGAGATATATTAGAGCATGATACAATAACAGAATTAAATTATATCGATATTGAATTTGGAAGTATAGACTATGGTAAACAGTATATAGAGTCTATAAATCCAATCACAAAAGAGCCTGTTTTAAAAAATATAGAAGTCATTTTGACAGATGAACAAAAGAGATTAAAAGTATTAGAAGAAGAATTAAGTATGTTAAAAGAAGAAAATAAGAATAGAGATAGTGAGATAGTAAACACAGCATTTGAAGTAGTAAATATGAAATTAAATAACAATATTTAGGAGGAATCAACATGTATAACTTATTAAAATTAATGATAGAACAAAAGAACTATAGTGCTAAAGAGGATTTACAACATAAGATTGATGTATTCTATGCAGTAAACAGGATTTCAGAAGAACAATATTTAGAGTTAACAGCTTTATTAAATAAAGAAGAAACACCAGTAGAACCAACAGTATAGAAGGTTCTTTTTTTATTCCTAAAAATATATAAATTCATTTACATTTTGCCTACACTTCATCTACACTTTGTAGATTTTTATAGTTTTAAAATTAGGTACAATAAAACCATAAATTAAGAAAGGAGTATTGTAAATTACATTTTAATGATTTAGTAAGAAATATAAATAAGATATTAAAAGAAGTAATGTAAGAAGTAAAAGGTAATAGAAATGGTCTAAAAGATATGTTACCTATATAAAAAAGAAAGGAAGTGATATGTATGAGTGTACATTTTCCAAGATTATATGTGCCTTCGCTTATAACAGTACAGAAACCTGCTACTAAAATCGCCATAAAGCCATGGGATTATTGCGATAAAAACAAGGTTGCCGATTTAAATGGTGCGTATGATATGATGAATTGCGTATTGCCGAATGGTGATTCCGTTGGTTGGGATAAAAGTGGAAGTTTTGACGCATACCCAGGCAATCGCTATAAATTAACCTACAGCTATTTTTTCTCACCACAAAATTCGAGCGAATGGACTAGATATTATGAAGATTGTTACTTTGATTGCCAATATAAATCCACAACACCAAGCATAAGTGGAACAGATGGTTCGCTTGGTTCTAAGAGTAGAGGGTTTGGTATAGATTATACAATAACAAATGAAGATAGTTACACATACACAGTAAAAACATATCTAAATGATGTTTTATTTGATACAAAGCAAGCCGTAAAAGATACAAAGTATACTATAAATGTACCTGATTCACTTGTTTTGTCTCTTCAACTAAACTCTAACAATAAGATTAAAATAGAAGTTACAGGAGGTTATGGGGTAGGTGCTATCTATAGAAATTATACATTTACAAAATCTAATAGTATACCAACAATAAGTGGAGTAAATGAAAATATAGGAGATAAAAGTAAGGGATTTACTTTAAAATACACAGTAAATGACCTAGACTACAGAGATACTATAAATGTTGTTACTAAACTTAATTCTACTATTTTAGAAAATATCACAAATATAGAGAAAAATAGAGAAAAGGAAATTGTGTTAACAGATGAAAGAATATTAGCACTTGGAATAGGTTCTAGTAATACAATAAGTATTGTTGCAACAGACAACAATAATGCTAGCACAACAAGAACATATACATTTACTAGGAGTAATAATTTACCTCAAATAGTAATAAATGAATTTAATAGCACACAAGTAAAATTCATAGTATCAGACTTAGATAATAATTTAAATAAGATAGAGATATTTCTAGATGATACTTTAAAAGAAACTATAACTACAGATTTATACTTAGAAAAGATATTTAATTATACATTAAATGATAATGCAATACACACAGTTAAAATTAAAGCTACAGATACGCATGGATTAAGCGAAAAGTTAATAAGTGTATCAAAAGAGATACAACCACCACAGGATGATTCTTCCTTACAAGAAATTGAAAGTACAGTATCTACAATGAAAAATACCTTTATAAATAGTAAAACACATATCATTAATAAACTAGCGTTAAAAAATATAAATGCTACATTAAATAATACGTTGATAGAAATGGGAGAGATGATAGGCACAGCATTCAGTTCAGCAGATGCTAGTGTGCAAGATTTGCAAAGTCAACTTACAGAGAAAAATAATACTATCACCCAGTTAAATGGTACTATAAGTAATTTGCAAGAAGAGGTAAATAGTCGATTAAAAATTTACACATTTTCAGGATATATTGAAACCGGTGATTCTAATAATTTTGGCGGATATGGTAATAGCAGAGGACATTGGTATTTTCCTTTACCTTTTAAACCTAAATTTTTTCTTGTTACTGGTGTTCCTGGTACTTTGCCAGGTAACAGTTATAAACCTGCTAAAGTTGAAGGTGCATATAATTCTTTAACAGAAATGAGATATGCATATATAAACAATTCAGACTCTAGTGTTTATTTTAGTTCTTTGGTTAGCGACCAAGCTATTAGCCTTGGTCAAAATATTTTCCATGCTTATATTTCTACTAAGACTATATATACTTATTATACTACTATTACTGTTTATGCTATTGGATAATATAAATATATAATTAATTATTCATTATATTTAAAAATATAATGAATCTTTTACAATTAAACATTAAATAAAAGAGACTTAGTTTGAATCTAAGTCTTTTTTAATATAAAAGGAGGTTATTATGGAAGAGCTAGTAACACAATTAAGTAGCCTAGGAGCAATAGGCATATTATGTGCTCTACTATTTAAAAATACAATGCAAGAGAAAAAAGAGGATAGAGACATGTATAAAAAAACTGTAGAAAACTTTATTGAATTATCCACTCAACAACAGGAAATAAATAAAAATTTACTTATGGAAATGGGTGTAATGAAAACAGATGTAGAAGAAATAAAAGAAGATGTAACAGATATAAAGGTTATGCTACAAAAAGAAGGTGATAAATAATGAAAATAGCAATAGTCCCAGGGCATACCCTAACAGGAAAAGGAACAGGAGCAGTTGGATATATAGATGAAGGTAAAGAAAATAGAATACTAACAGACCTAATAGTAAAATGGCTAAAATATGGCAACGCAACTGTTTACACTGGTAAAGTTGATAAATCCAATAATTATCTTTCTGAACAATGTCAAATAGCCAATAAACAAGACATAGACTTAGCAGTACAAATCCACTTTAACGCAAATAGTACAACCTTAAATCCCATGGGAACAGAAACACTATATAAAACAAATAATGGGAAAGTATATGCTGAAAGAGTTAATTCAAAGTTATCAACCATATTTAAAAATAGAGGAGCTAAAATAGATGTAAGGGATCTCTATTGGCTTAAACGTACCAAAGCACCAGCAATATTAATCGAAGTATGTTTTGTAGATAGCAAAACTGATACAGACTATTATATTAGGCATAAAGATATAGTTGCGAAATTAATAGCAGAAGGTATATTAAATAAAGACATAAATGCTAAAGGTGAAAATAAAATGTATAAACATACAGTCATTTATGATGGAGAAGTTGATAAAATATCAGCAACAGTAATTTCTTGGAATTATAAAAAAGAAGAATGTTTAGTTTGTGATATAAAAGATTACAAACCATATCAAACTGAAAATTTATATGTTGTTGGAACTGGGGCATGTAATAAGATAGGCTCATTGAGCAAAGAAAAATATACATCTCTAAAAGGTGTTGATAGATTTGATACTCTTCATGCAGCCTTAAATTTTATAAATAAATAGATTAATTTGCTTAATATACAATGTATAAACTATTTTAATTTATACATTGTATATTAAATTATATAACAATTTATTTTTATACTTATTTATCAATTTTATATTTAATGTAAATTATAAATTATTATTTAAATTATAATTTACTTACTTTTAAATTTAAATAATAACTTATTTTCTAGGTCCTTTATTTTTATTTCTTTTATCGTATTCCTTTGAGATTTTATCTATGTTTAATTCTTCTGGTAAATGCTCTTTGGTCGCCCTTACATTAGCCCTAATAAACTCATTTATTACTTTATTTAATGTAGTCTTTTTAAGGTGTGCTATAGTCTTTAATACTTTCAGATCCTCATCATCAATATATAATGTAACTTGTCCTTTTTTAGTCTTTTTATTTTCTTTTAAATCTAATAAGTTTATCCCTGGAAGTTCTGTATGTTCATTAAATTTATTTTCAATTTCCTTATTGATTTCATTTTTATAGTCTTTTCTAGGTATAGATATTTCTTCCTCTTCTAATTCAAATTTACTCATTATAATACCCCCTTATTAGTAAGTTCTTCTATTAAATCATTTAATTCTTCTCTAACTTTATGAGCCTTTTTTATCTTCCTACAATAGTCATCTATACTTAATTTATTTAGCACACAATTTTTTACTATAGTGCTTTCACTTATTTTTACATCTGATAAATCTTTTTTTATACTATCAAACCTGTCAAGATAATCCATAAATATATCACCAGAAGTTAACTTCCTTGAAGTAAAAGAATTTATTACAACAGCTCTTTTTGCTTCATTAGTTTCGCCCATATCTTCTAGATCTTCATTATATTTTTGATAGAACAATTCACAACCTCTTATACTTGCTATATCTTGAAATTCAAGAGGCGTAATAATACTGTCTGAGATAAATAGAAAATTTCTAGCAATCAAGTCATATGAAGGAGACAAATCTATTAGAATATAATCATAATTTTTAAGAGTAGAAATATTTTTCTTAAACCACTTAAAAGCGACTTTTTCTCTACTAGTTTTTATAGTTAAATACTCTGATAAAACAGATAAAGATAAATCGCTTGGTATTAAGTCTACATTTGGATAATCTTTTAATGGAGATTTTATTATTAATTCTTCTGCACTTATATCATCTTTAAATGCATCTAGAATTGTTTTTTTATTATGAACTATTTTATATATGAATTGTGTAAAGTTTGCTTGGGTATCTCCATCAAGTATAAGTATTTTTTTGTCTTTTTTTGATAAATTAAGAGCCATTAGATATGCTAATGTCGTTTTCCCAACCCCACCTTTTACATTAAATAAACTTACTATTTTCATTTTAATCCTCCTGTGAGTTCTATTGATATATGATATTATATCACACTTCCGCCTACATTCGGGATTTTTATAAAAAAATTATCTAAAACTTATAAATAAATTATTATATACTTTATATAATAATTTATTTATAAGTTTTATGCAATCATCCAAAGATAGCACAAATATAAAAGGAATAGATATTCTCTATTCCTTTTATATTTGTGCTATATGTAAAATTACCCTAAGTTTACTACTTTTTAAAAATATCAATTACAAGTATAAATATTATTATTAATAATAGAAAATTAGCAGACTGAATTAATATAATTGGCCATTCAAAATATATTATTTATATTCACCTCATCTTCTGTATGCAATATTTTTTAATATCTTTTTTCACTACTTATTATATTTTTTCTTTCCTCTCCACAGAACTTCTTATGGTTGCGATTCCAGTAAAAATAGTTAATGTATAGCTGCTAAATTTTATATAACTCATTCTTTCCATGGAATCATCTATGTACTTTATAGACGAATATTGTTCAATATTCTCATATTACAATTCATTAACAAATGTAGGTATCACAGATGTAAATAAACATGCGAATGTACATATGCCACTTACAATTACTTTTTTAAAACCATAAAATCACCTCTTTATTTGTCATATATTATATAACGAATAAAAAGATGATTTCTGGACACTAAAAAATTATTTTATACTTTTTCCCATTTTTATTAATTCATTTTTGTATTTTTCCAAAAGATCTTCTTTATAGCAATCTGTGCTCAATAAATATATGCTTTTCTTATCATTCCAAAATAATTGAATATAAGTTTCTTTTTCTATATACATGGCTTTATTACCATTTATTAATATATTTTCGATCTTCGCGTCTTCTGTATCTAATATAATAGAATTTGCACTTATTTCACAAAACATATAGTTTATTTCAATGTTATTTTTATTCTTATAAGTAATAATAAAGTTATCCACCCTCTCTACTTCTTTGAAATCATTTGGAATATATTTAGGCTCTATAATCTTAAGATTTAAACTTTCTTCTCCATCATTAGTTGAAAAAACAAAAGAAGTTAAATCTTTATATACACTTATTACCAATTCATATAAACGTGTACGCAATGCCTCGCTACTCATAGTAACAGTAAATAAACTAGCCAGAACTATTAAGAATACAATAGCTGTTCGTTTTGAATAAAAAATAATCTTATTTGTAAGACTACTTCTTCTTTGCTGCTTAATTATTTTTTTCATCTTTCGTTCAAAACCTTTTGAAAAAACATGCTTTAATTCATCATCTGAAGGAAGGCCATCAAGAATAATTTTTGTCGCGATTGGGATACTTTCTTGAAGCATATCATCTGTAATATCAAAATCATCTTTTTTATTACTCAATATTTCCAACCTCCATTTCTTGTAATATCTCTTTTAATTTTTTCCTAGCACGTTGAATCCTCTTGTATACATTCTCCTCCCCTAAATTTAACACCTTTGCTATTTCTTTATTTGAAAAACCATATTGGAATTTTAAAGAAAGTACTTGAAAGTAACTTTCATTAAGTTTTGCAACTGCTATAGCTAAATTACTTTCACATACTTTATCTTCTATAGAAAAATTTATTTCCCTGTTTTTATACTCTTCTTCAATATCAGATACCTTTTCTCTTTTTCTCTTTCTGTAAAAGTCTATAGCAATCCTTTCTACTATTATAACGATAAAAGCCTTCGTTCTTGGACTATCCACTTCATCAATCTTATCTATATTTTTAATTATTCTTAAAAAAGCATTATGTACAGCATCTTCTGCTAAATGATCATCCTTTAATATTTTATTGGCCACATAAAACATTATCTGTCTATATTTTTCATATATCTTTTCAAACTTGATTTTATCTTCTTCAAACTCAAGTATTGATAAATAAATTAACATTTATAATTCCCCCAAATTAAATATCTCAAATCAATATTTTAGATTTTAATTATAACATATATGCATCTATAATTCTGTTTAAATAGAGTATCGTTATACCTGTATTTATAAAGAATATTAAACCTTTTAAATTATATATTAACTTGTAAATTAAGTTATTTTTTATATTATTTTATAAATTATATTATTCTATTAAAAAATAAATGTTTATTTTTTTACATAAGCTATAGATTGAATTTAATTTTTTAGGCGAAATTCCTCTTCCTCACCGTAGGAGGTGGAGGATGTAAGCCTAACCGATAGGTTATTTTTTTACTTTATTTTCATAAAAATATATTGTATTATTAATTCAGTAGTAAAAACTGAAAGGAAGCAATTATAATGAAATTAGATAATAATAATCATTCAGTATTCTCATTGCATTATCATTTAGTTATGTGTATCAAATATAGAAAAAAAGTAATAAATGATTCTATATCAGATAGACTAAAAGATATATTTGTAGATATAGCATCAAATTATGGTGTAGAGTTGATAGAATGGAATCATGATATTGACCATGTACACTTATTATTCAAAGCAAAGCCAAATACAGAAATATCAAAACTACTAAATGCTTATAAATCTGCATCAAGCAGAAGAATAAAGAATGAATTTCCAAGTATTCGTGAACATCTATGGAAAGAATGTTTTTGGAGTAAAAGTTATTGCCTAGTAACAACTGGCGGTGCTCCGTTAGAAATCATAAAGCAATACATAGAAAATCAAGGAAAGCAGGGATAATATGCTAAGAGCCTATAAGTATAGGCTATATCCAAATAATGAACAAAAAGAATACTTTGCTAAAACCTTTGGATGTAGCAGATTCATCTATAATCTAATGTTAGCTGATAGGATAAAAGCCTATGAAGAGAACAAGGATTTAGATATTAAAAAAATAAAATATACTACGCCAGCACAGTATAAAAAGGAATATGAGTTCCTGAAAGAAGTTGATAGCTTAGCATTAGCTAATGAGCAAATGAATTTAGATAAAGCCTATAAGAATTTCTTTAGAGATAAATCAGTAGGTTTTCCTAAGTTCAAATCTAAGAAAATAAATTATCATAGTTATACTACTAATAATCAAAAAGGTACTGTGTATATAGAAAATGGATATATAAAAGTTCCTAAACTAAAATCAATGATTAGGATAAGACAGCATAGACAATTTGAAGGAACTATAAAGAGTTGTACTATATCTAAAGCACCAAGTAATAGATATTATGTCTCTATATTGGTAGAAACTGAAATAGAGCAACTAGAAACAATTGATAGGAAAATAGGTATAGATGTAGGACTAAAAGAGTTCGCAATATGTTCTGACGATTTTAGAGTAGATAATCCTAAACACTTTAGAAAATCAGAAAAAAGATTAGCTAAACTACAAAAGGATTTATCAAGAAAACAAAAAGGAAGTAATAACAGATATAAAGCGAGATTAAAGGTAGCGAGGTTGCATCAAAAGATAGCAGACCAAAGAGCTGATTTTCTAAACAAGTTATCAACTAAACTAATACACGAAAACCAAGTTATAGTTATTGAAGACTTAAAGGTAAAGAATATGGTGAAAAATCATAAGTTAGCGAAAGCTATAAGTGAAGCAAGTTGGTCGGAGTTTAGAAGAATGTTAGAATATAAAGCCGAATGGTATGGTAGAAAAATTATAGTAGCAGATAAGAATTTTGCATCTAGTCAATTATGTAGTGTATGTGGATACAAAAATCCATTAGTAAAGAACTTAGCACTTAGAAAGTGGATTTGTCCAAAATGTAATACAGAACATGATAGAGATATAAATGCAAGTATAAATTTACTAAACTTAGCCATATAAAATGGTAATAATAAGGGTTAGGAACTAACCTATTAGCTTGGAGATACTGATAACAGTAGTTGTCTTGACCAAGAAGCCACCACTTCAAACGTTACCGTAGGTAGTTAAGTGGATGGTAGTTCACAGGAGAATCTATATGTTGGAAGTTATAAAGAATAGACGTTCAATAAGAACCTATATAGGTAAAAAAGTAGAAGAAAGCAAAGTAACTGAAATACTAAAATCAGCTATGCAAGCACCATCATCAAAGAATGCTCAACCATGGGAATTTATTGTAGTAGATGATAAATACCTCTTAAAAGAACTATCAAAGTCACAACATAGAGCAAAGCATATAGAATTCGCACCACTATGTATAGTAGTACTTGGAAATAGAGATAGATTCTTGAAGCCTGGTAAATGGATACAAGATTTAGGTGCTTGTACACAGAATTTATTGTTAGAAGTTACTAATCAAGGATTAGCTGCTTGTTGGACAGGTGTTTTTCCTAAAAACAAAGTGGTAGGTAAGGTTAGACAAACTCTAGACTTGCCAGTAAAACTAGTACCTTATGCACTAGTATCTATAGGATATAGCGAAGAAAAAAATGAATTTATAGATAGATTTGATAAAGATAAAATACATAGAAATGTATATAAAGATAGATAACATTTAGTAATATAAATGAAAATACATAGTAAAAAGGGGGCTTTTATGAAGAAAATACTTTCTATAATATTACCAAGCATGATAATAATTGCAATAACTCTATGGGGTAGAGTTGAAAAAAATATATTACTTGGATTATTTTTACTGTTTCCAATCATCTTTGTTATACAAGGGATAATGTATTCAGATTTCAAAAATGAATTGCTTCTAGGATTCATTTTATCATCTATAGCATTTATAGTACCTGTAAATTTAATGTATAACATGGGAGATTGTATAGATTTATTAATAGTTTATAATATGCTGGGTATTGGAAGTTTCTTAGCTAAAAAGAAAATATCTTCTAGGCATAATTAATCCTTTTTAAATTGATTCTTGCTAATTTTAACAATAATCTTTCATACATAAATTTCACTTTTATAGATTATATTTTTTATCTTATCTATAAAATTAATTCTAATATAGTTCAGTTCTTAATTGACTTCATACAAAAATAGAATATAACTTATCATATAAGTTATATTCTATTTTCTATACTAATTTAAAAATAATTTTAATTATAAATTCTTTTTAAATTTATAATATCTTTTTTCATCACATTCAATTACTATTTTTTCTTTAAATTTATAGTTTCTTCATTTCCATTCCAAGATATAATTACTTTATAACTAGATTCTCTATTTGAATAAAGACCTGGTCTTTGTATTTTTATTGCCTTTTCTCGACCTGCTTCTAAAACTTCTCCATTTACAATTACAACTGCATCTTTACCATCTATAAACTCATATGAATAATCGAATTTTTGGTCAAATGCTTTTTTACTATCTTTATATTTTATTTCTAATTCTGATCGTTCTTCAGTAGTTACAAACTTAGCTCTCCAATGCTTAGACTCTCCTGTAAAAATATTTTCATCACTTGTTTTATTAAATATAAGAATTGCAAAAAATGCTAAAACTATTAAAATACATAAAAAAAAGATTTTTTTCATACCAACTCCTCCTTCATATATAAGTATTTATATGTATTATAACAACAAAATGATTTAATTCGACCGTCTTTTTAAATTTTCTAAATATTTTAACTTTTTCTATTCTATTACGATAGAATGTGTGATATACTTATAAAAAAGGAGGGATTGATATGAATTCTAAGTTTAAAAAAGTAATAACAAGTATTTTATCTGTACTTACAATGGCTATACTATTGCCAACAAATGTAAATGCCGAAGTAAAAGATTCTTCTGACATGAAAGTTACTTATTCAGAAAAACAAATAACAGATATGAACAAGTTATATGACATGGCTAAAAATGGAATTAGTGACGTTGAAACCTCTAACGAAAAAGGTATAATTACAAGTGATAAAACAGGAGAATCTATGGATGTTGATGCTATATCAACAACACAATTATTAGAAGTTAAACAATCTAAAGATGTTGTATCTAAAACATACGTTAAAACAATTTTCCTAGATACTGATACAATAAAGAATAATAGCCTTAGAAGAGATAATAAAACAGAAAGTGGCTGGGACAAAACTGGTGGAGTTAAAGCTACTGCAACTGTTGTCTATACAACAAATTCTTATGGTACTTATAATACGTATATAAAAGTTAGCTCTGCTTCCGGAAAATGGACTATTTCAGATGGTCAAATACTTATATCTAATAGAAAAGTAGTTTTAAATCAAAGCGGAACTAGACCTAATGGAGGAATGGGAATTGTTCAAGCTCAAAATAAAACTCCAACTTCAAATTCATTTTCATATAATTTTCCTTCTAGCTGGTATCCAGTAGCAAGAGAATTGGCTGGATATGTATGTGGTCCTGGTATGAGCTGTACATTAAAAAGAGGTGGAAGTTCTTGGTCATTTAGTTATCTTCTTCAACCTTAAGATATTTTAATTAAAAATTTCTAAAAATACATATATAAAATTAAACCTATGATAGCATTTTAAAATAATGATAAAAGAAAAATAGATAAATTCCATATGAGTTTATCTATTTTTTTATTTAGAAATAAAGTAAATTTGTATCATTTTTAAAGTTTTGTGATATAATAAAAGCAAGAAGAACTACAATCTATTTTGCGTTAGAGTGGAGTTCATCATAAACATCGTTTATTTTTTGAATTTAAACATAAATTTAAATTCAACTCGTAAGTCACTCTTTGCTCGAGAGTGGCTTTTTGCTTTTTTGAATAGTTTACTAATTAAGTAAACTACCACGCTAGCAGTTAAACTAGCTAAAACGTTAAACAAAAAGTTATCCATGAACTCACCTCCCCTCAAATCGTTGGGAGGATAATCTTTTGTACATGAACTCCACTCTATAGATTGTATATTACCTCTTCTTGCTAGATTTAATTATACCATATTTTGTAATACCAGTTAAGAATTTGCACTGCAATATTCAGAAAGTTTGTCCCACTCACAATCAATATCAATTATTTTAAGGATGTCATTAACTTGACTATTTAAATCTTCAATGTTTTCTTCAGACATCAAAGGATCTTTTATGATTTCATTTAAAAAAATGCTATCAATAACTAAACATACATTTTTTGATAAATATTCACGTTTTACTGAGATTACTGTTCCAACTGCACTTTCTTTTAGTGTCTTATATGCTACACTCAATATACATGGCTCTAAATCAATTCCTTCTAGTGTTGTTTCAAAAGAATATTTTATTTTTATATTTTCATTTCCAATAAATATTTCCTCATTGCTGCTTATCTTCTTTAATTTTCTCATTATACGTAACATCTTAGCATTTACTTCATAGTTTATTCCATATCTCTTTGATGCCAAACTTGACATCAAGTCTCTTTCTGAATAAATTACCCATTGACCATTATAGGAAAATGATGTTTTAGCAATATCCATTTCTCCTTTTCCAGCAATATTAAATTTAGGCTCTAATTTATTTATTAAGTAGATCTCATAAAAATCCATAGTATATTTATTATCTAATTCCATATACTCAAGTCTTAAATTCTTATTACACCAATTTTCTGTTTTATTACTTAAATGACTAGCATGCCTATCGCAGATATTTTCTGTTTTACCAACATATAAACATTCTTCTGTATCTGGATTAATGTATTTATAAACATAATGCATCTTCATTTTCTCCAATCCTTAATTATCATATTTACATCCCTTATATATTTCAAATAATTCTTGCCATGTATATCCAACTTCTAATATGTGAAAAATATCCTCTATTTCTTGGAAAATCTCAGCAATTTTATATTCAAATGTTGGCATTAATTCAATTAAATTAGCAAAAGATCTAATCCTAATCTCTAATGTTATATCTATAAGCATTTTTTTATTTGTTGATGTATATTCTTTCCATCTAGGATAAATTGAAATTAAAGAACAACTTCCAAAGCTTTCTAATGTTTCAAAATCATATGATATTAAATTAATATCTAATTCATTCTCACAAAATTCTATATCCATATTTTCAAAGTTATATAGTACACTTAAAATATTATTTTCATATAACATTTCAACCTTGGCATCTAACTTTTCAATTCTCTTTAAAAAATTAATAGATTTTTTACTTACTTCATATTTCATATCTATATTTCTTTCTCTGAACCTTCTTTTTCCCTTCATCTTTTCCTTAAAATCTTCTTCTGAATATGTAATCCAATCTTCTTCCTTGTAATCAAAAAAGATGTGTTCAGTATCCATATCGCCTTTACTTAATTTATTAAATATTGGATTTAGTTCATTTATTAAATAAACTTCAAAAAAATCCATATTATATCTACGTGGAAGTTCAATATATTTTAGTATTAATTCTTTATTACACCAACTTTCTTCTTTATTACTCAAATGAGATAAATGCCTTACATATATATCTTCTGTTTTACCAACATATAAACATTCTTCTGTATCTGAATTAATATATTTATAAACACAATACATTTTTTATTTTCTCCCATTCTTATTTATAGTAATATCCTTCTTCATTTACTAGACCTTGATCAAACAAATTTCTCCTAACAGTTTCAAGTCTGACAGGATCTTTGCTATAATCAATTTCTCTTTCTTCTTTTTTAACATCTTCATCATCCCAATATTTGTTTAATTCTTCTTTAAACTTTAAATCATCTTTTTGATGAATTATAACTTCACTTATTTTATTTGAAAGTGTTGATTTGAAAAAATCATAATTCTTTGTATTTATAATGTCAGTATTATCTCTTTCAAGTGCTATGGCAATAGATTTATTAAAAGCATTCAGATAAACATCACTCTTGAAATCAAACTCTTTAAAATCTTCTCTAAATAGTTTAATTGTTCCTGTTGTAAAAATATTTTCATTTGGTATATAAAAACCAAAAGATACTTCATTATCCTGTTTCTTTTTAGGTATATAATCTTCAACCAATATATCTTTATCAAAATATTTTCTAGGTTCATAATCTATCACAGAAAAAATTATCTCATCTATTTTTCTATTTTTTCTTTTTTCTTCTTTTATTGAAACAACCATGTTGCCTTTTTTATTTATCTCATTCATTGCCCTTTTTAGAACATTTTGCTTAAAATATTTATACTCTGGATATACATTATCTTTTAATTTCAAATAAAATCTTAATTCATCTAATTTATATTTTATCTCCACTTCCTTATTTTCTCTGCTCCATAGCCTAAATAAAGTGTATAATCTCTGAGTATATGCACCTCTAAAATTAAATAAAACTGATAAATTAATAGCTGTATATCCATTTTTCTTTTTCTGCATTTTTACAAAATCAGTTATATGATTGTATAGAACTTCATGCATCATAATTGTATAGATTTGGTCTGTATGATCCAATTCATATGTATTAATTAAACCACTTCCAAAAGTTTTTAACTTGCCAGTTGTCTCTTCTATGTAATCAAATTCCAGGACACTCTGTTGAAACATGTTCAAAATTTCTTTTATATTTTTATGCTCATAATCATTATTATTTTTCATAAATACTTTTAGTTCTTCTTTTGATATAGTTGTAACATAAGAGGAATTTTGTTGTTTCTGAGCATTAAAAAGTATTTTGTAAAATAATTTATTTTCCACATTTGTAAAATCATATTTACTTTTTATTAAATTATTTGGTTGCATTAAAATTTCTTTTTTTTCCAAAATTTATCACCTCATATAAATTATAAAACTTAATTTAACAAAAGGTCAACTATTTTTAAAATACACTCACTTTCGACCCTTAAAATGATGACCTTTGACCCTTAAAATGATGACCTTTGACCCTTAAAATGATGACCTTTCGACCCTTAAAATGATGACCTTTGACCCTTAAAATGATGACCTTTGACCCTTAAAATGATGACCTTTCGTCTCTGAAACCTAGATATACCAATCATTATAGCTTGTCTAAAAACTATTAAAGACTTTAAAAACTGTTTTAAAAACTATTAAAGACTAGAAAAGATGTCTGAACTATTCTTTTTTTTAATGTAAAAAACTTTATTAACTATTTTTCTAATATACTTACTAAATGCTATTGAATTTAATTTTACTTAAAAAGATTGGAGATAATGAACTTGCAATTTTGATGATTGGGAAAAAATAAACTGATAAAAATAAAGTTGATTAAATATAGTTTTAAGACATTTAAAGGCTTGTATGACCTATTTTAATTGCAAACTTGATGTTATTTACCTAAAAAGATGAAAATTTGCTTAAAAATGGAAATAGAAGGCCAAATATAAAATATCCAGCCTTCTATCTCTTTAATTATTTTTTCATACGAGATACTTATAAATTAAGAAAGAAGTACATATATAAGTTATAAAATAAATTAAATAATAAGTTTTATAAAATGCATATATAAATTTAAATAATTTTAGTTTTCTATACTCAGTTCATTTAATAAACGAAAATTTTTATTAAATAAATTATGATATAATAAATATATAAATAAACGTTGTAATGATTGTAAACATGAGTTTAAACGTATTTTTGAAAAATATCAAAAAGCAATACTTGTGTCTCACTGCAAATTTTAATATTTAATGTGTCTGAACGTATTGAAAATATCGATTCATTTCAAGATTTTATATTAACTAAGTGGTATGTAAATTGTATAAGGTTATTGTGCTTTACAAGACTATTGTAGGTTTTATATTAACTAAGTGGTAAACAGGATAATTTTAATTATTAGATCTTTATAATTAAGATTTAAAAATAAATTATAAATAAAGTGTATATGTAAATTATAAAATAACTTATCAATAAAATTATCAATAATATTAAAAAAAGTTGTTTTCTATGAGTAATTTAATCAGTTAACTAAAATTCTCATTAGATAAATTATGATAATATATATATGCAATGAGCTATACTTTGAATATAAACACTGTAAAGATTGTAAATACTAAGTTATAAGTAATACTTTTTGAATTTATTTTGAGCTTTTACATTAATAACTAAGTGAAATGTAAATAAGATAATAAGAGGAGTGATTTTCAATGCTGATAAATTATTTCGATAGAGGTTATTTTAAACAAATTTATATTACAAGCATTCTTGTGATAATATTTTCGATAATATGTGCATTCAAAGTAACTTTTCTATTCTTGTTACTTGCAGGTTTTTATCTTGAACAAACATATAAATTTTTAATAAAGTATAAAAATAAACTTTATATTTCAATTACTGATAATGATGTTTTGATTGATAACAAGTATATTTTTAGAGGCAAAAATACTAAAAATCATATCAAATTTAAAGACATAGTAGGTATAGATAAACAAGATAATATTATTGAAATTTTTACAAATGAAAAATCTTATTGTATATATCTAAAAGCTTTAAGCATTGAGAGCGAAGAATATATAATAAGGATATTAAAGTCATTTTTTTGATTGTATATATTTTATAAGTAGAAAACAGAGTAGTTAAAACTACTCTGTTTTTGCAATTGAACTAACATCTATTTAATTACCTACAGTAATGTTTGAAGTGGTGGATGTTTAGTCAAGATAACTACAATTATCAGTATTATCAAGTGAATAGGGTAGTTAATACCCCTTGTATTTACCATTCATATGATTAAGTTTACTAGATTGATACTTGCATTTATATTTCTCTACCATACCATTTGGTTTTATATTCTAACTTTCTTCTAAACTTTAACCAACTTGTGTTACTTATAGCTTTTACTTATTAGTTTAGAAGATAACTTATTTAGGAAATTGACCCTTTGGAGTACTATTTTTTGGTGTAGTTTTGATACTTTCGAGTATATGTATTTGGTGGATTATTAATCAAAGGTAGTGTTGAAGATATTGCTGAAAATTCTAGAAAGACTCATGAAATAATTAAAAAATATAAGAGAAGTTTAAAGTTGAAACTGTTACATGAACAATTATAAATATATAAGGAGATGTTTATAACTGATTTAAATTATATTTGTCTGACTCAATATTTGTTATTTATTCCGCTAAATAGGTTATCTGTTCCAAATTATTGAATTTAAGTAATAAATTTAATAAAATTTAGAAAAAACAAGTAGGATACTTTCTATAACAGATTTGAATTTAAGAAAAACTGATTTAATTGATAACAAGGCATCAGAGGCTTTTGAATTTAATGAAGTGTATCTTACTGCGAAGTTTAAAGAAAATGTAAGCACTACTACTTTGATGTCTTTAACTGATGATTCACTGACTCAAAAACTTATATCTTTGGAAGACAAGAGACATCAACCAGATATTGCGATTATAAAGCATACCAAGATGATGTTGAAAGACTGTTTTGGAAGTAACGTGAGTAAGACAAATTTGTTAATTCAAGTTGTCTCTTAGCAAAAAAAGTACAGATTTATTAGGAGAAATGTATGAATAAGAAAAGAGTAAAGCCTTTGCAGAAGAAATGAAAAAGTGGATTAGATGAGAATCTAGTTTCACAGTATACTTTCTAGAGTTAGAAATAAAATTATAATATTGAATTCGATAGAGGACGTTCAAGTTAAATAATGTTAAAATATTCCAGTAAGAACAAAGATTTTTCCATGAAAATCTAAAGACATTTTATTGCCAAAAAAATGATGAGTCACATTTATTGTAAGTTTCAAGACAGAAAAAATATTTAAATCATTTGCAAAAAAATCTAATCTACAGCAAAATAGTAATTACAATATTTAATCGGAAGGAGTGTGCCTAATGAAACTAGTAATGGAAAATGTGGTGGAATACACCGAATATATGCTTCGTGAATATTATCACCTCAACATAGATCCATTCTTTTCTGTATTAGATACTGATATCATGTGGATTGGTCCAGGCAATTTGTTTGTATTTGGTGAGATGGCAGTAAAAAGCTACTTTAAAGATGGGTTTATCATGCCGAATATAGAGATGGAGAATACTGAATTTTATGAGCTACAGCCCGAAAAAGACAGCAGTATCGTAGTCGGGCGTTTTTCCTGTCACACCGAACAGGACGCTGATAAAGTGGCAGCGGCCAATCAAAGAGTGACGATTCATTTTAGACAGTACAGCGAAAAAAAGAGTGTAAAAATAACACATATGCATGTATCAAACGAGTGGAACGAGTTGGTGGATGACGAGGTCTTTCCTTTCAAGGTCAGCGTACAAACGTATCGCTATGTACAAAAGCTGGTGACGGAAAGTGGTGTGAAAAAGTGGTACAAAAAAATAGAACTGCGCAACGACATGGGTCTACAGTATATTGATCCAAATATGGTAGTATATGCGGAAGCGATTGGTAAGTATACAGTCGTTCATTTTGTGGACAAGATAGTAACGATTAAACGGCTTATAGGCGATGTAGCGCTATTATTCCCAGAAATCTTTTGTAGGCCACACAGGGGGTATCTGGTTAACTGTGAATTTATTGTCTCTGTGGAACGCTATAGAATTACCATGGTTACAGGCACTATGATTCCCATCCCAGAAAAAAGATATTTTAAGGTACGGGAGGAAATTGCTGCGATTATGCGAAAGGTATGACACTTTAAAGAGGAGCATTTGGAATAAAAAATAACATATAAAAATCCAAAAAGGAGTTGAATTTAAAATTTAATTAGAAAAAAATTAATTTTAAGGCAACCCCTTTATTATTTATGATTTTTTTATTTGAAATGTAGATAAATTCAGCAATGCAACTAATAAAAGTTTTATATTAACTAAGTGGAAAACAGAGTGGTTTCGGACATCTCTGTTTTTTTATCTAAATTAAAATTTGAAATATAACTTAAATAAAAATGTATAAATAATTTATAAAATAACTTATATAATAATTTTGATAAAAATGTATATATAAATTTAAATGATTTTAGTTTTCTATATTCAGTTTATATAACAAATCGAAATTTTTATCGGATAATTTATGCTATAATAAATATATAAATATGCAGTGTGCGATATTTCGAAAATAAATGTTGTAATGATTGTAAACACTGAGTTGTAATGTGTTTTTGAAAAATATCAAAAAGCACTACTTGTGGCTCACTGCAATTTTTAATATTTAGTCTTGCTGAAAGTATTGAAAATGACAGATTTATTTTGGGGTTTTATATTAACTAAGTGGTATGTAAATAAAAATGAAACACGTGATACAAAGAAAGTTATTTTAAGTTTTATATTAACTAAGTGGTATGTAAATCTAATTGTTCATAAAGAGATATAAAATAATTAGACAAGTTTTATATTAACTAAGTGGTATGTAAATACTTTTTGGGATGCGTTAACAGCATCTTGTTTTTTCGAGTTTTATATTAACTAAGTGGTATGTAAATGAGTGCCAAGAGCAAGTACTACTTTCAATAAGAGCAAGTTTTATATTAACTAAGTGGTATGTAAATTAAATTTAGCTCCAGAAGTTATAGGCGTAGTTTCATAGTTTTATATTAACTAAGTGGTATGTAAATGATGTATTTGAACTCATGTATGAAATTTTAAAAAGAGGTTTTATATTAACTAAGTGGTAAACAGAGTAGTTCTAACTACTCTGTTTTTTATTTGTAAATTTAATAAAATTAAATAAATGGTAAAAATTGGAAGTTGATTATTGCAAAAATAGGTACTATACTTGTAGTATAAAGAAGATATATATCGAAATAATACATATAAACTACGTACGTAAAACAATTTTAAAATAATCATAATCTTTAATTTCAAATTCATCTTAGAATATGACATGCACAAGTAAAAAATATAGATTATATTAGTTTCAAGAAACTTTAAATTGGGGGGAAGGAAGTAGTCTATTGTTTTTCAGAAATAAGGAAGTTGTAAAAAAATCAGAATATTTTGAATATAGGGGTGATTCTTATGGAAAATTTGAAACTTGAATCAAAAGTGAATTACACTAAGAATAAGAAAAGAGTTGCTATGTCTATCAATCAAATGAAAGAAATTTCTAAAAAAGATTATGCATTTTTAACAAATTGTATAGAAACATTTTATATGAAAATAAAAGAGGTTTGATAAATTTTCAAACCTCTTTTTATTGCTATTTGTTTTTCTTTTGCAATAGTTCTATCATTTTTAAGATAGCATCCCTGTCTTCTTGTTCTAATTCATAAAGCTTGTTAGTTATTTCTTTTACATCATCATCAATTTCTAAGTCAGCTAAACAATCTTTATAAATTTCACCTTTTCCACTTCTTAGCCACTCCTCATTTACTTCAAATTCTCTGCATATGTCGTTAATACTTCTTTCTGTCAAAACTCTTTTCCCTTTCTCCAATAAAGAAATTTGATCTTGTGATAAGAAAATTCTTTCTCCAAACGCTCTTTGCGAAAGTCTTTCAAGAGTTCTTAACTCATTTAATCTTTTTCCAACTTCTTTAACTTTTAATTCTTTTGAAACTTCTGCCATTTTTAAAATCCTCCTCTGTCATTACTATACTATAAGTGCACGACTTTGTCATTGAAAAAATAATTATAACGACAAAATCATAATAAAAATAAAAAATATATTGATTTTTAACGACAAAGTAGTTATAATTAAAATAAGTTGAACGACAAAGTAAGTGAGGGAGGGTGAAAAATGATTTGTTCAAACAAAGAGAAAGTAGAAACAGCTTTGATGATAGATTATTTAAAAAAAAACGAACCAAGCGAATGGAGAACTATAGAAACAATAATCTCTAGTACATACGCATTGAGTAATTTCAAAAAGGAAAATAAAGACATTATGAATCAGAAATAACAACAGTAAATACTTAAAGGGAGTGGTAAGTTTGAAAATTTCAGATTTTAATAAAGAACATATAAATAAAGCAGTTCAATTACACGATACAAGGTTTGATACAAAGGTTAATTGCATCATTACGAAAGTAGAAAAGAATGAAATACTAGTCATTTATTATGAAAAAGAGACAGATGAAATAACATATAAAACTTTGACTAAAGAAGATCTAATACTTGATGACTATAAACTTAAGTTATTATCTTAAAATGTAATTTGTGAAAGGAGGTGAAAAATTTGAGATTTAATGTACATGGATTTGACCAAAAAATGGCTATTGAATTTGGTTTATCTAATGATGAACTTTTAATTTTAAGGCACTTTGAGGATTTTGTTTACAGTGGAAAAATGGACCATTTTTATGAAGATGGGTACATATTTTATTGGGTGAATTACGAAAAGTTTCTTAATGATTTACCCATTTTAAATATTAATAAAAAAAGGCTAGGAGAAATTATGATTCATAATCTAGGAGAACGCCCTTTTGATTTGGATGAAAGAATAGAAACTTTTTCAGAAAAGACAAAAATTAAATTTGCAAAACGGAAATATTTAGGAATCCTAAAAAGCAAAACATTAAAAAATTCAGATATAGGAGTTAGGAGTTACTTTTCGTTTACAAAGAAATTTTATGAACTTAAATTAGATATAACTGATTCTGATTTGGATATAAACAACCATGTAGTAAAAATACCACTAGGTTGTGGTAAAAATACTACAACCCCTGTGGTAAAAATACCGCAACCCTTGGAGTATTTTTACTACAACAAAGATTATTCTATTAAAGATTATTCTATTAATGATATTAATACATATAGTCTTGTAGAACAAACAGAAGGCAAAGAAATACATAAAAGAATTATTGATTACTTAAATGAAAAAGCAGATAAATCCTTTAAGAGTACGACTAAAAAAACAAGAGACTTAATTAATGCGAGACTCAAAGAAGGGTTTGTTGAAGAAGATTTCTACAAAGCAATAGATAATAAAGTGCATGCATGGTTAGAATATGCCAAAATGAACGTCTATTTACGCCCTGAGACGCTCTTTGGTAACAAGTTTGAGTCTTACTTAAATGAAGTGCCACGAATGGCTAAAAATGGAAATGAGAGTGTCAAACAAAATAAAGAAGTGAGTAAAAATAAATTTGCTAATTTTGAACAAACATTTACTCAATATAGTAACAAAGAGTTAGATGAAATTATAAAGAAAAGTCAAAAGGCGAAGTTTGAAAAATGAGAGGTGCATTAAATGAATGAGAAAATAGAACTTACTGAAAAAGATTTACACTGCATTGCGAGACATTTACAAAATGAAGTGATGCAAATAGCGTTTCGAGGAAATAGAGAAGCCGCTACATCTTGCGAAGTTTGTGATTACTTGCAAGAATGTAAGGACCATTTCACCCATATAGATACTTTTAACAAGTTAAGTGGAATGACAGGTGTGAAAATTTTTACAATTGGATATTGGTGTCCAGATGAAAATAAGTGTAGAAAATAGGAAATTTTATAAAATAATAAATTTGAACAAAATTCAATATTGAAGAATATAGAAATTCAATATTGAAAAAAATCATTTTTCAATATTGAAAATAGGATTTTGAAAAAGTATTGAATTTCAATACTGAAAAAAGTCTAAGAATATAGTATTTTCAAGGCTTGTATAAATTGATTTCCTGACAATGTACACACAGGTTTAGATATGCTAGCAAAAAAACTTAAAAAGAATGTAAGGATAAAAAGGTTATATGCATTTAGAAAAAGCTTTAAAAGTATTATTAAATTATAGCCAAAGTTTATTAATTAATTTCCTCGTAGAAAAATATTATTTCAAATAAATATCAAATAAATAAAGGAGTGATTTTATGATAGCATTAGAAAAATTTGCAGGTGGAGTTCTAAAAGAAAAGTTTAATACAGAGTTGCAAAAAGTTTTAGATAATATTGCAGATCCAAATACAGATTTTAAAAAAACAAGAAAGATTAGTTTAGAAATAGTGTTTAAAGCAAATGAAGATAGAGATCTTGCAGAAGTAGATATAAAATCCAAGGCGACTATAGTAGAGGCAAAAGCAACGACAACTAAAGTTCTAATAGGAAAAGACTTAGAAACAGGAAGAGTTGAGGCATCTGAATTTAAAAATCAACTAGCTGGTCAGTTGTCTCTGGATGTTTCAGACAGTAATGAAACTGAAGAAACAGAAGAAAATAGTGCTGGCGTAATTGATTTTAGAAATGCAAGTTCAAAGTAGATTAAGAGAAGTAATAAAATATAAATTTAAATAAAAAGGAGAATAAAAAATGATAAAAAATGCAATGGAATATTTAGTTAAGTTAGGAAAAAGAGAAACAGTATGCGTAGATGGATTTAACTACACAACAGATAGATTAGAAATAATAGAAGAGCAAGGGCTAATGATTTAGAAATAGCTACATTAAGTGGTTTAGTAGATTATATAAAAAGCGGTATAGATCATAAGGAAGATAAATTGCTATTAATACAAATTGTAAGTCCCAAAAGAGTACTTTTAAAATCTGCTTTAAGAAAAAATAGAGATAGAGAAACATACATTGAGTGTGATGCATGGCTCCCAGATGTAAGATTTGATAGAACTTTAGATTTAGAACCATTTAACATAATGCTACAATCAGCATTTATAAAGAATAATGATAGAGATATTCTTTTAAGAATAGCGGGGAATGTACAAGAATCAACAGTAAAAACAGTTATTGATGATGGGGTATCTCAAGTTGTAAGCATGAAAACAGGAATAGCAACTGTATCTGATGTTATAATTCCAAATACTGTGAAATTGAAGCCTTTCCGTACTTTTTCAGAAGTCGAGCAACCAGAAAGTGAGTTTGTATTTAGGCTAATACAAGGCGAAATGAAGGCGATGTTGTGTGAAGCAGATGGTGGAGCATGGAAAAATCAAGCAATGTTAAATATTAAGTCATACTTACAAGAAGAATTAAAAGATTTTAAAAATGTAAATATAATTGCTTAATTGAAAGTCTAAGAGGGTTTATTGTAAGCCCTCTTAGTAAACAAGGAGGAGATTAGATGGAAAGGATTTGTCATATGAGTATTTTAGAAAGGGCTGAATTTACAGATAAAATAGCTAATGCAATCATGTCCTCAAATAAAGAAATTAAAAAAGGTGATGCCTTTATTGAGGCAGTTGAGGTTGTAAAGCAAATGGAAAATAGGGAAGAAATTATGTATCAAGAAGGAGAGGTTGCAATATGAACATTGTAGTTTTAGTTGGAAGGTTAACAAGAGATCCAGAACTAAGATATATTCCAGGTTATGGTACTCCAGTGGCTACTTTTTCGTTAGCCATTGATAGAGATTATGTAAAGAAAGATGGTACTAAAGAAGTAGATTTTATACCAGTAGAAGTTATGGGAGGATCAGCAGAATTTTGTGCTAATTATCTTTCAAAAGGAAGATTGATTTCACTTCAAGGCCGAATAAAAGTAGAAAAATATGAAGAAAATGGAGAGAAAAAAACCTTCACAAAAGTTAGAACTAAAACTGTTAATTCGCTCGATTATAAGTCAAAGGAAGAAAATAACAAAGATAAGGAGATTGGTTTTCAAGTATTAAATGACGAAGATATACCATTTTAATAAGTAATTATATGATAGGTTTGAAGGTAAAATGAAGATTAAAATAGTTAGTGGTAGGGAAAATGAGTGCCCTACGGAATAGTTTGGCAATGTAAAGACTGTGGTTGTATGTATCAAGACTTTGAATGTAAGAAAAATTAAAGGAGGAATTTAAGATGGAAGAAAATATGAAAAGCCTTATTGAACATAGTGAAAATATAAAGAATTTGAAGGAAAGCATGGAAAGTACAATAGATGAGTTAATTAATCTAAATGTTGGTAGTAGTGGAATTGATGTATATAGAAAAATTATGCAAGAAGAAATACATGAAGAAACTATAAATGTTTGTAAAGATAGTAAAGAAATAATTAGTATCAAGAAAAGAGAAGAAGAACAAATGCTAAAAGATATAGAAAAAAATGAAAGTAAAATTGAAGATTTTTTTAAGAAAATAGGCTTTGGTAATAAGTAAAATTCAAAAAAGAAAGAGGAGCATTACTTCACGCTCCCGCTTGTCAAAATTCTAAAGTTGTCATCACAAAATCATTATAACATAAATGGGAGTGTGAAGTAATATTGGCCGATAAAAAAGATATTTTGTTCAGTAGCGCAGAGGGCAAGTTATATAGCTATAAAAAAGCAAAAGCAGAAATTGAGAAGATAGGTATTGATATAGAGATAATAAAGAATGGTTATAGAGGATGTAGTAGTATTGAAATTAGAGAAAAATCAAGTAGAACATATGACACTAAAAGTGTAGTTGAGATAGAAATTGAAGAGAAAGAAAGGAAAATATCATTAAAAGAAAAAGAGAAAAGACATAAGGAATTATTAGTTGAAAAAATAGATAATGCAATGAAGATATTAAGTGAAGAAGAAAAGAAAATAGTCCAATATAAGTATTTTTCAAATAACAGAACATCATGGGAATATGTTGGTAGAATGATTGGTTTTTCAACAAGTAAGTGTAAACAAATGAGAATAGAGATTATAGATAAGATAAAAGGATTGCTTTGAAATTTTACATTTATGAGAAAACTAAAATCAACTTGATTTTTTATTAAATTAGATTATAAAACAATCAATATATAATTAGTTAGATACAATAAACTTATAGATAACTTATAGTTATCTATAAGTTTATTGTTGACTTATGCTATGAAACTTGATATTATGTGAATAGATAATAATATTAAGGGGGATATAAATATGAAAAGGGCATGGTTATTTAGAGCATTACCAAATAATATTGATAGAATGAAAGAATTTAAAGCAAACAATTTGATAGGAGTTGGTTGGGATTATGTAGAGGACTTATCAGGTAAAGACATAAATGATATAGGAGAAATACTTAATAAACGTAATTATAAAAGCCCTAGATCAATGTCTAGTGATAAATCAACATTAGATATAATAGCGAATAGAATGAATATTGGAGATATTGTAGTTGTTCCACATGTGGATCTTGTGTATATAGGTGAAATATCAACAGACTATAGATATGATGAAACTAAAGCTACTGGTGAAGGATATCCTCATCAAAGAGGTGTTAACTGGATTGGAGAACCACTTTTAAGAAATAATTTAACCTTAGATTTAAGAAGTTCACTAAAAGTACCAAAAACTTGTGCAGATTTAACTCATAGATATAAAGATATCCAAATAGCACTTGGAGAAGTTACTGAAGATAAATTAGATGAAAAAGAGTTTATAATTGTAGAGTACCCAATAAGACCAGATGTAAATGTAAAAATAGAAATACCTAAAGATTTAAAGAAATCAGAGTCTGTAAGAATCGGAGAATTTATAAAAACTATATTTTTTGATGATGTTGAGGACTAAATTACACTGAAAATACTGTAGGCTAATTTGTGTTTTCATGAAAGAGTGCGTTAAAGGAACTTTTAAATGTCTAAGTCAGTATAAGATAAATTAAATTATGGTCTAAAATTTGAAATTTTAGACCATAATCTTATGTTTTTAGATAGGCCTAAAATATTTAGATTAGAAAATAATCAATTTTAAGACATCCCTATTTTATTTATAATTATGTACATTTTACACTATCAGTTAATTAGAATTATTTTTATTCATATTTAAACTATTCAAATTGTTTTCCCAGTTTTTTATCTCCTTCTTAATGTCTTCACTTAAAGTATCACTTGAAGACACTTTCTTTAATTTATCATTCAAGGATTTCTTTTGTTCTTCTGAAAGATCTGTTTTTATTGTAGGATCAATAATATCTATTACATCTTTTATATCAAAGTCAACAAATTTGCATAATTCTTCTAAATGATCAATTAGAAAATCTAGACCTTCATATGACCAAATCTTATAACTTTTACCGTTTTTTAACATAAACTCATCAACTTGGTAACTTTGATTTGCTAATTCAAAGAATAAACCTGAAGGATCCATTATGTCATTTATAGAGTTTTCATAGTTAACAATATTAATTTGTCTTATTAATTTCTCTTTTTCTGTTAAGTTACTATAATTCTTGTTAACAAAAGCGACTAATCCAAATTCAAAATTTAAAATTGAATCTTTACGCTGTTTTACTGAATCTTCTCCAAATTCTCTAAGACCTTCTAAATTTTTATCAATAGCCTTATCTCTAATTTCTGTTAATTGTTCTATACTTAAATCTTCTAAGTTTTTAGGCACTATTTCTTCATTATTTTTAGTAATTTCTTTTGATTTATCATTTGTATTTCTATTATTGAAAATAAATATAACAGTTAATAAACTTAAAATTATTACTAAAATAATTAAACTTATATTTTTCTTATTTAGCATATTAATCCTCCTTTATGGTGATGTATATATAATTATAACGAAGAATGAATTGATTTTTAGACACATTTATAGAATCTTTAAAAATTTTATATATTAAGTAGGGTTTAATTGCAATTAACAGAAATAAAACTATAGCTCATAAAATAAACAATCAAAAATAGTGTAAAAACTAATACTTTTTGTTAATATTAATAGATAAAGATAAACTAAGGTGGTGATTAAACTGACAATAGAAGAATACAAAAATAAATACTCTACTGGAGATAAAATTATACTTTCCTTAAAGAGTTTTGATAATAAAGAACTATACTATCATGAAACTTATAACATATTAAATTCAATAGATGAAATAGATAGATTAACATCAAGTAAGATATTTAAAATAATAGAAGATAAAAATGATTTAGCCTTAGAGTCTTATTATTCTAGTGTAATAGAAGGTGCCTTTTCAACTAGAAAGATTGCAAAATCTATAATTAGAGGAAAGATGAAACCAAGTAATAAAAGTGAGTATATGATTTACAATAATCATAGAGCCTTAGAATATGGATTAGATAATTTAGATAAGTTATATAGTCACAAATTTATATATAATTTACATCATATATTAGGTGAAAACTGCTTAGATTCAGAAGAATATGAATACAGAACTGAAAAAGTATATGTATGTGATTCAAAAGGTGAGATTATACATACAGGACTTGATCCTTTGAAAATATATGACTTTATGGATGAATTAATAGATTTTATGGAAAATAGCAAAGTTAGTGATTTAGTAAAGAGTACAATAATTCATTTCTACTTTGTATATGTTCATCCTTTTAGTGATGGTAATGGAAGAACATCAAGAGCTTTATCTTATCTGTATTTAATTAATAAGGGATATGATACTTTTAAAGAGTTTTCAATATCATATATGATATCTAAAAACAGAACTAAGTATTATAAGGCTATACTAGATGTGGAGAATAAGGGATATAATTTAACTGTATTTATAGAGTTCATGTTAAAGTCCATAATACAGTCTATAAATGAAATGAGAGACATGCATGATAGAAAGTCTTTAGAGAGTGTATTGAAAGAAGAGTTATTTGAAAATGATATTACTCTGTCAGTAACAGAAGAACATATATTAAAATATATCTGTAGTAAAGATAACTATTCTATGACATTGGAAAACTATATTAAAAAGAATAAAAGTAGATACTTAAAGGCTGGAATAAAGGAAATTGAATTAGTTGACCAGTTGATGGAAGTGTTTAATAATCTTGAAGAGATAGAACTTTTATCAAGAGAAAAGGACGTATATAAAGTTAATGAGAAGTACTTAAAAATGCTTGATATAAATTAAAAATTTATCATAAAATATTTTAATAAAGAAATGAATCCCATTATAAGGATTCATTTCTTTATGCTATTTACAACAGATTTATAGGAACATATCTATAATAATATATAGTTTCTTTTCCAATAACTTCAGAACCAAGTTCTTCCCAATGGCCTCCATAGGTATATATTATTTGATGAATATCTGACTCTGTTGATTTAACAATCAAACCAGACTGAGATTTAAATATGCCCTTTTTCTTATTAACATCTCCAAATTTCAACATACCATTGTTTAGTAGTAATAAATTTCCGTTTTCGTGGTGTGGCATTGTGCTAATTCCATTAACAATTTCTGGAATAGAGGAATCAATAAATATATAATCATTGAAGTTATTTTGTAATCTTAAATTTCCACCTCCATTGTCTGCTTTTATTATATAGTCATAGGCATCTATGTTACATTTCAATGTAGAATTTGGTATTTGAAGAATTTCAAATACATAAACTTTATGTTTATATTCTAACCCATCATCCCAATTATCCTTATTATCACTAATTAAATCAACATGGCAATTAGTAAAATAATTTCCGGCAAGTAAAGAAAATGCTTTTTCTTTTTTATCTTTTATCTTTAAATAAGTATCATAATCAGTATTATAATAACGTTGCCCACACCTTCTTATAATTCCAGATATATAAGTATCTCTTATTAAATTAAATAAAAAGCCACAATGACCACATTGATCGATTGTAATATTATTGATTTTATAAGAACCATATCCTTCAAGGTTCTCAATTTGACTACTTTCTAGACCAACTTCTTGTATTTTTTCAATCTTTATATTATTTATGCTAGTACCAGTTCTCATTCTCATTCCGTTTTTACATTTGGATATTCTACTATTGGAAATAATTACATCAGTACCTGTATCAATACCTAATCCACAAGATGAAACTGTAATGTCATTTGAAATTGCGTAATATGGTATCTGAATTCCTATATCTGAAAAACCAGTTATATAAAGATTTTCATAATGACCTAGACCTCTACGGGTATCACCTATATTATCAGTTGCAATCGCTGATACACCATCTAGTTTAACATCAATCTCATAATGATACTGTGGCTTACCTTTTGTTGGAGGCTCGTCATTAACGAGTACCTCACAACTATCAGAATAAAAACTTATATTTTTAATACATTGTTTTCTTCCTATTAATGTAATAATACTCATATTAGGAATTCCACTTGTTATAAATTGTGTAGCAGATGTTGATGAATCAGAATCTCCAAGTAATGAAATTTCTTTACCAATCGTAATACCAGTTTCAAACAAGTATTTGCCTTTTGGGAAATATAAAACACAAAAATCCACTTCATTAATAATCTTCTGTATAAGAGGCCCTACATCCTCCGAACCATCGTTTTTAATATCAGGCTCTCTTTCTAATACATTAATCCATTTTTTATTCTTAATTTCTTCCATAATATTATTTATTCCTTTCTTATTTAATACTAGAATATTATTTGCTTATTTCTCTATCATTTTATGATATCGTACCATCGTTCCAAACTCTACTTTTTCGCCAACCTTCTCCCATTTTCCACCGTAATAGTAAGCGACTGTATCACTTGTATCATTTCCTGTTGTCAGGATGTCATTTATCTGTGGACTATACATTTTCATATTACCATTTATATACATTTCGCCTTTTTTTATCTTGATTTTATCACCATACTCTTCTCCAGATATATTAATCCCATTGATACTACTAAGTTTACTATCATGGAATATAACTGTTTGTCCTTTGTTATTGTATATCAAATTTCCTTTTTCTGATTCAAGAACCATATCAGTAGCATCTATAGTGCATCTTAATAATACATTTTTGGTTTCAAATGCCTTTATAAGATATATCTTATGTTCCTTAAACTTGGTATTACCATTTTCATCTTTATCATCCCCACCATCTTCCCAATAATCTGTGTTATTATTTGTTATTGTTATATTACTTGATTCTATTGATTTTCCATATAATAAAGAATATGCTTCCTCGACCTTTTCATCTAACTTTAAATAATCTTCATAGCTGAAATTAAAATAATATTGTCCACACCTTGAGATATTTCCTGATATTTGGGTATTAGATATTGAATCAAATTTGAACCCACAATAGCCACATTGGTCAATTGTAATATTTGTTATAAAGTTTGAGCCATTACCAATACTGTCAATAGCAACTTTACCAACCTCTTCTACTCTCATACCGTTTATAAATGTTCCAGTAGAAATTTTCATTCCATAAGTACATCCCCAAGACTTTCCATTAGTAATTATTGAATTTTCTCCTGCACTAATCCCACGAGTACATGTAAAAACAGTAATATCATTTGCTGTAGAATTATTAGGCATCTCAAGTGCAATTTCAGCAAAACCACCAAAGTCTAGATTCTCATAATGGCCAGATCCTTCTGATACATTATCACACACAATTGCTGATATATGTTTTCCTTCATATCTTAAATTTATTTTATGATGAAGTCCTGGTTCTCCATTTGCAGGGGGCTTATGACTATTATTGTTCTCGTCATCGACAGGTCTATAGCAACTATCTGATTGGAAAGAAATACTTTTAATGCAATGCTTTACACCCTTTACTGTTATCACAGTAAAACTTTTCATTGTATTATTTTCTATCTCTTTTTTATCAAATTTACAAGAAAATTGTGTCGCTCCCGAATAAAAATATTCATTATCTGGATTATTTGACCTAAAATAGGCATCTCCACATAGTGTTAATCGTTTGTTAATCTCTATACCACTTGTAAATAAATACTTCCCTCTTGGAAAATATATAATAGAATCTTCTGGTGCAGCATTAATAATTTCTTGTACCCTATAACTTACATTTTCTTTTTCATTATTACAAACTCCATAATCTAAAACATTAATCCATCCATCTGTTTCTTTAATTATTATAGGTTCTCCCATAATTCACTACCTCCTAATTTTGAAACTAATCATTTATTTTTTTATAATAGTACATAGGATTACCAGCAAGTGTTTTTACACCTATTTGTTCCCATGTCCCACTATGCAATTTACTTATTTCTTCTTCAGAATCTAACATTGACGATATAACAGAATTCTTTTTCAGTTTAGGAACTACTAAATCGCTTCCATTATTATCTACATAAAGCGTATTGTCACTTATCTTAAGCAAATCACCTTGATTTGTATCAGAAACCTGAACTCCACCTACAGAACAAATCTCTCCATCATAAAACTTATAAGTATTTCTACCATTTTCTAATAATAAGTTACCTTTTGCACATTGTATAAAACTATCAGCTTCAGCATCACATTCTAGAGTTACATTTTTAGTTTCATTTGCTTTGATTACATGTATCTTACGCTCTAAACCATTTTCTAGAGTATCAACATTATTATTTACCAATACAAGATTACAGTTGTCTAAAGTGTCTCCATAAAATATAGAATAAGCTTCTTCTTTTTTATCAGGAATATTCCTATAAGTATCATAGTCAACGTTTTTATAATATTGACTACAGTTAGTAAATCTTGCAGTTATTTGGCTATGAGACATTTTTTCAAACATAAATCCGCAGTATCCACATTTATTAACTGCAAGATTCATAATGAGATTGAAACCAAGTCCTTTATTATTAATCCCTACTTCTTGAATGTCTTCTATTTTTATATTATTTAAGCTGACACCAGTTGTAATTTCCATTCCATTTTCACATCTGTAAATCTTACTGCTAGAAAGCATCGATTTTTCTCCAAGTTTTATACCAGTACCACATGAAGTAACAGTAATATCATTACCAGTTGCATAAAGTGGAACTTCAACTCCTGTTCCTGAAAAACCAGAAATATATAGATGTTCAAAATGAGATAGACCTTGTACCCCTTCACCTTCTGTTATAGTAGATATTTTTATAGCAGATACATCTTTAGGTAATTTATTTTTTTCACGATTATCATAGTAAAAGTTAATATTCTTTATAGTTTGACTTTCCTCTGCTAATGTAACAATATTCATATTAGAAACATCTTTAGTTATAAAATTCGTTGCTCCTATAAATGGTTTTTTATCTCTTTCATCTTCATTTAGTTCTGGAACATCACCTCCATAATAAGAATTTCCTTGAAGTGTTATTTGTTGGCTAATTTTAATACCTTTTTCAAATAAATAGTCACCATTTGGAAAATATATAACGGAATCTTTTAGTGATTCATCAGAAACAATCTCTTGTATCATATCACTAACATCTTCTTTTCCAGTAATGTCTATCTTTTCGTTTAGTTCCAGCACATTGACCCAGTCTGGAGTTTTAGTTTCAATTGCCATGATTAATTCCTCCTTTTAAAATTTAAATTATTTGTATTTACAGGAATAAGTGTATTTTTACTATAACTAGAGCAAGTAAGTGTATTTTTATGATATTTGAGATAATTGTCATAATAAGATATCTTGAATTTTAATAATTAAGATATTAGTTAAACAGATTAAACATTGCATTCATAAATAAGTTAATAGGTTTTCTCTTTTTGTAACAATACAATTCCTGATATCTTATATTACTATGAGAAAACCTCTTAAAAATAGTTAATTTGTTTATAAAATGATTATAAATTGTTTATAAAACGATTATAAATAATTTAGGAATAAATCGTACATTACGAATCTTATATGAGAAAAATGTAAGAATGCTATAGGCAAAAGAAAGTTATGAGGTTTGATTTATATTAAGTGATGTAAATGAGTTAAACTAGAAATTTTATCAAGAGAAAAGAATGTATATAAAGTTAATGATAAGTACTTAAAAATGCTTGAAATAAGTTAAATTGATAGTATATAAAAATAGAAAATGTACATGGATATATAAGAATAAGCCCTCTAAGAATGAGTTTTTTTAGAGGGTTTTATTTTTTACTCTTAAAATAAAAAAGATTTTTATTTTGTCCAAAATTCATTTTATTATGCGTTGTATATACTGAAAGAGTAGGAGATGGTATAAAACTAGCAAATAACTAGGAGGAAATATATAAATAATAAGAAAAAAGCATTCTTGATTTCTGGCGCTGTAAACGTAATTTTATTAATCATTGTTTTTGCATTGTTTAGTTATAACACTATAGAAAATAATACAAGAAATATGATAATAACTGTAATCTTAATTTTTATTTTTGAAATGATAAAAATAAAAATCATAGAGAAATATTATAACCTATAAATAAGAAATATCTTTCCTAAGAGCATATTGTAAAGTATGCTCTTAATTTAGTTATATAGATTTAAATTGTAATAATGTCTTTTTTGTAGACGATTTATGTACGATTTATGACCGATTTGTGTACGATTTATGTCTTTTAATCATGATAATATTGTATTATGAAAAAATATATTTAATAAAAAATGGCTTGGAATATATATTATAGGTCTTTTTTTATATAAAAATTCAATCATTAGATTAGGAGGGCGTAGTATGTTGAAAGTTTTGCAAGAGAAAAATATAAGGATGATATGGTCAAAGGATGGTAGTGAGGTTTGGTTTAATGCAAATGATGTAGGAGAAGAATTAGGCATAGTAAATATTCGTGATACTTTAAGAAATATAGATAGAGAATATAAAAAGAAATTTAATGAGTCTACTGTCGGAGATTCCGACACTAGAAATTTTAAAAGTAAATTGCCAAACTTTGGTACCATATTCATTACAGAAGAAGCAGTATATAACTGGAAAGAGTTATATCTATGAAGTTACCTAAGTTAATAGATAAAGATATGAACTATAAAGAGATATATATGAAAATTAAAGAATTAATAGGTATAATTTAATGCTATCTAAATAGATGGTATTTTTTTATGCAATAAAACAAGTATTTTTAAAAGAGGTGTTTGAAATTAAACAAGATATAACAGAGGAAATTTTAAGTGCTGCATATATACCAGACAATCTAAAGTATTATGACAATGTAATGAAAGAAACTCCTGGCATGTATGGAAGAGAATGTTCTTTAGATTTTATAAAGAAAAAGCAAGAAAAACTCTTGAAACTAAAAAAGAAGGTTAAGAAAAACTATGATTCTAAGATTGATAAGTTAGACTTATATCTAAAAGTTTTAGAAGAAAGTATAATTGATGAATCTGATCATGTTGAGTTAGTTACATTTAAGTTATATTTACAACTAGAAAATGTAATAAAAGTAACTAGAACTGTAAATGACTTAGGATTTAGAATAAAGACCAGTACCTATTCAAAAGAGAGAAGATACACTACAAATGATATAACCTCTATAATTACAGACTCTTTTGCTAATGTAGACGAAGATTTAAAAATGTTAGTTCAAGAGAGACAAAGAAAAAATTACTATGGGAATAAGGAGTGTTTTTAATGAATGGAAGCACATAAAGGACAAAAAGTTAATCCTATAAAAGATATTGAAGATGTATTTAGACTTTTAAATTTTTTAGAGGACTGGAATGAAAGAAATTACTTATTAGCTCTATTTGGAATGTGCACTGGACTTAGAATAGGGGATATATTAGCACTTAAAGTTGCAGATGTAACAGATGTGAAGTTAGATAAAAAAAGGAAGAAGATAAGAGTATCTAAGGATTGGATTAGAGTTATAGAGGAAAAAAGAGACTATGATAGAGAAGTTTTCTTATCTGATGTAATAAAGGGCGCTATAGAAAACTATACTCAAGATAAACCTGGAGAAGAATTTTTATTTAAAAGTAATAAGAGACAGAAATTTAATAGACCTATTCAAACAAGGCAAGCAGGAAGAATAATAAAAGGAGCAGCAGAAAAGGTAGGGATTAAAGAAAATGTTGCAACACACTCTTTAAGAAAGACATTTGCAAGGCATATTTATGATGAGGAAGAAAATAAGACTTATGCTTTAGAACTTATAAGAAAAATATTAGGTCATAAGACTATAGAAATGACAAGGAAATATATTGGAATAGATAAAGAAGAAGAAGTTAAAGCGATAACTAAATTTACTAATAAATTGAAGAAGAGGAAAAGAGTTTAGAAATATCCTATATTATATCTAATATTTAGGATGTTACGTTTTTCAACAATAGGACATTATATAAATTTAAATAGCCTTAATGGTAGAATTTGCAAAGAACAGGATAGTTTTATTAATAAGTCTGAAAAACACTATTAAAGGACATTTATACGAGGAATTTAAGATAATGTATAAACATAAAAAATGAAGCAAAGGAGTGATTGTTTGAATGACAAAGATGTTGAAATAGTTAATGATAGCTATAAGAGGTTAAGAGAATTATCAGAAGATGAGTCTAATGCAGTATATCTATTGATTTCAGGGCTGACAGTAACAGAGGTTGCTAAAGCAATTGGTGTTACTAGGCAAACTATTTATAACTGGATGAACAGAGAGCATATTAGGAAAGAAATTGACAGACGTAAACAAGAGCTAACAAACCAAGGAAACTTATTGATATTAAAGGATTTAGAAACTTATATCAATAACATCAAGGAATTAGCTAGTGATAAGAGTGATAAGAGGGTTATGCTAGCAGCTAATCAGTATCTTATAAATCGTATCTATGGTACTCCTACAAATACAATTATACAAGCAGAAGATGATAGTGGTGGTATGGGTATGGATACAACAGAAATAGAAGCAGCCATAGCTAAGATAAGAATAAGAACAAAAAAGTAATACTTAATACTCATTAATTTTAATTAAAAAAACTACCATTTTATAGATATTTGATGTAAAAATAAAGCATAGTGTAAATTTACATTTGAAAAGAACTTACTTTTGCAAAAATAGAATTCAAAAACGGATTAATTTACAAAAAGCATGATAAATGTTTGATTCTATTTTTACAAACGTGATATACTTTATTTATAAATAAAATATATTGGGGGAATTGCCAAATGGTAGTAGGTTATATAAGAGTTTCAACAATAGAACAAAATGAAGATAGACAAATAGTCACAATGAAAAATCATAGAGCAGAAAAAGTTTATCAAGAAAAAATAAGTGCCAAGGATATTAATAGACCACAGTTAAAGGCTATGCTAGATTTCGTAAGAGAAGGCGACACAATAGTTGTACATGATTTTAGCAGACTTGCTAGGAGTACTAAAGACTTATTGGATATAGTTGAACTTCTAGAAAAAAAGCATGTAAAATTAATAAGTGCTAAAGAAAACTTAGATACTAATACATCTGCAGGAAAGTTGATGCTTACAATGCTTGGTGCAATATATGAATTTGAAAGAGAAAACATGCTAGAAAGACAAAGAGAAGGTATCGCAATAGCTAAGGAACAAGGTAAATATAAGGGTCGTAAAGAGGTTAAAATAGATAATTTTGGTAGTTATTATGATAGATATAAGACTAGACAACTTAATAAAACTCAATTAGCAAATGAACTGGGAATAAGTAGGCCAACCTTAGATAGATTAATAAAAAGTTATGAAAGTAACTAGGCGGAAATATGAATAGTTATAATCTAAGTGATTTATTAAAATATATAGAATTGTTGGATGAAGGTAAATATAGTATACATGAAGTATTAACTAATGTTCCCACCATAGCAAATGAAATTGAACTAAAAGAGCTTGTTAAGTTCATAAAACAGAATGAATTTATATCTAAGGCAATAGATAAGTATATAGTATTTGCAAACTCAAAGCTATGTTTATATAAATACAGTGAGATGAAAAAAACTAAAGAAGCAAAAAAAATACAGGTCACATATGAAGAGCTTAGGCAAGAATTTACAAAGAAAAGCTTTAGAACAGAATTAAAATTAAAACTTGGCAGTGCTTGTAGTAATTGTGGCAGAATTGAAAACATAGAATATCACCATATAGTTCCTCTTATAAATGGTGGAACTAATAAACTTAGTAACATAGTTCCTTTGTGTGTAGAGTGCCATGAGAAATCACATGACAAGGAAGGATTTAAAAGTAGAGGAGGAGGTAGACCTAGAGCAACGACTATTGATGAAGCAGAGCCAATATTAAAAAAATATTTCAATTTGGAAATAGGAGCTAGAGAATGTAAAAAATTAATAGGAATATCAGTAAATAATAAAAGTACATGGTTTAAATTAACAAAACAATATAGGGAAAAACATAATATAGACAAAAGTTTTAAAAATAATATAGATTTATTGAAGTCTCAAAAAAATAGACTTGAAACTTTGAATCAAGGCAGGGCAAGTTCATAGAACTATGCCCTTATTTAGTCCAAATTTTAATAGGGGGTATCCTTCTATTTCATAAAAAGTATTTTTTATAGAAAATGAGTTCTAGAAATTTTCTAGCAAAATTTAAAAACCAGAGATGTATTTCAAAGAGGATGATTTTATTAGAAAAAAATTTGCATTGTTTATTTTATTAATTGCATTACTCACTGAACCTAAAAAAATAGAAGAAGTAAGAGGAAGTAAATACGAGTGGATAATTTAGAAAGAAATATACAATTAATATTTAGTTATTTAGCAAAGACCTTTATAAGAAATGGAGCAACTATAAAAGACGCTGAAAAAGAAGCTAATGAGATTATAAAAGCTAATTCAAACAATCTTTGGGGAGTTAATGGTCTTGCCTATCAACTTGGGAAAATAAATTTAGAATTTTTCTGTATGTACTTTATGCAAGATACCTATCTACCAAAGGAAGATAATGCTGCTGCACCTATAGCTAAAGTTCATCATGAGTTATGGGAAGATATACAAGAATCTATAATTGGAGATGGCTCACAACAATTGGGAAGAATTTATCCAAGAGGTACAGGTAAAAGTGCATTTGGAGATTTGGCAACAACTGTATGGTCACACTGTTATAAACATAAGATGTACACATTAATTTGTTCAGATATAGGTTCTACAGCAGAAAAATTTGTAAAAGATATAAAGAATGCTTTACTTGAAAATGAGTATATCAAAAAAGCATTTGGAGTACTTTTAAATTACAATGATAGAAAATACATTTGTAATAGTACTCAATTAGAATTAACTAATAAAACCTTTATTGAAGCAATATCATCTTCATCACCAATGAGAGGAAGAAAATACAATAATAATCGTCCTGATCTTATCATACTTGATGACTATCAGTCAGAGGAAAATGTTAGAACAGAAGATGCTAGAGAAAAAAAGTTTAAAAGATTTTCTGATGACGTAAAATATGCTGCACAAAAACCAGTTATAAGAAATGGTAAAACTATAAAAAGAGGAACAACTTTTATAGCACTGGGTACTTTACAACACAAAGAATGTTTCTATAGTAGGCTAAAGAATTTGCCAACATGGAAGTTTAAATGCGAAAAAGGAGTTTTAGTTGATAATGTAGATGAATTATTTAACTCTGGATTATGGCTAAAATTCAAAGAACTATTATTTGATTTTAAAAATACAAATCATCTTGAAGATGCTAAAGAGTTTTACTGGGATAATGAAAAAGAAATGAAATTTCCTATATTGTGGCCAAGTTTTTGGGATTGTTTAGATATGGCTTTAAGTTATTATGAAAACCCAACCTCTTTTAAACAGGAAGTACAAAATGATGTAAATTCAATAGGTGAAAAATGGTTTAAAACAGTAAGAACTGAATCTAGGGAATGTATTGAAACACATAACTTCAAAAAGACAATGCTATTATGTGATCCAGCATCTGCTGGTGGGTCTAAACATGACTATAGTGCTTTTCTTGTTGGGAGTGAGTCAGATAATGGTTTACTATATGGGAGATTAGCAGAACTAGCTAAAATAAATGCTAGAACTGACTTTGATAAGTATATAGGACATATGATTTATTTATTAAAAATATATCCAGATATAACACATGTTTATATAGAGAAAAATACATTTAATGGTGCAGATGCAAATCAATTAGAGTTAAAAATAAAAAATGATGATGTCCTTTACTACAGAAATATAGAAATCATTAATGAGCATCAGAAGAAAAACAAGGATGATAAGATATCTACTTTAATTCCAGTTTTAAACAAAGGTCAAATGATTTTCGCTGAAGAAGATAAGGAATTTATACAACAAATACTTGATTTTACAGGTCAGAAGTATTCTTTACATGATGATGCTCCAGACATATCAGCAGAATTTATAAATAGAATTTTTAATATTAAAGTAAATGAAAGTATAAAGTTACTAGATAGAAGAAGTTTGGGATTTTGATAGTAAGGAGGTGGGAAATATTAGATGGAAATAAACTTAAACTTATTAAAAGAGATATATAATGACTGGAACTCTAAAAAGCATGAATATAAAACTATGCATAAGTATTATAAAGGTGAAACAGATGCTATTAGCAATTATAAAATGGTTACTAAGAGGTCTAATAATAAGATAAATACTAACTTTTTAAAAAAGTTTATTAATGAAGAAGTTGCTTATTCATTAGCAAACAAAATTACCTATACAAGTAAAACTGGTGATGAGAAGATTATAAATGATTTAGAATATTATACTTGTCACTGGAGTAAAAAGCATGATTCAGAATTATTAAGATATACACTACTATTTGGATTATGCTATGAACTTTATTATGTAAAAAACAATGAAATGAATGTAAGAATAATAAAACCATCAGATGGATGCCATTATGAGAATGAAGATGGAGAACTTATTTACTTTTTAAGAGAATTCAAAAAAGATTTCAAAGATGATATTTATATAGATGTATATGATAAAGAATACATATATCATTTTGATTCAAATTTTAAAGAAGTAAAAAAGCCTACAGTAAATAATATATTTAATGGTAATATTCCAATATCAATATGTAAAAGAAGTGAAGAACTAGATAAAAATACAATATTTAATGATATAAAAGGGTTACAGGATGCTTATGAAACTAATTTAAGTGATATTAGTAATGAAATAAGTGATTTCAGAAATGCTTATCTAACTTTTTCTGGTTGCAATATTAAAGAAGAGGATTTACCAAGAATGAAGGAACTTGGAATACTTCAAGTTAATGGAGAAGGTAAAATAGAGTGGCTTATTAAAGATATGAATGATACATTTGTTCAAAATACATTATCTTCAATAAAAGAAAATATGTATGAAATTACATCTCATATAAATCATAATGAGAAAATGCAAAGTAATACATCAAGCCTAGCAGTTATAGCAAGATTAATAAGTACCGAATGGATTTGTAGTCAAAATAATGATAGTATTGCAGATACTTTATCTAATAGACATAAACTATTATGTATTTGGCTTAATAAGAAATATGGTTTTAAGTATGATTACAAAGATATTAAAGCTAAATTTACACCTAAAATACCACGTGATGATTTAGTTGTAGCAAATATATTAAGTCAACTTGGAGATAAATTATCTACTGAAACCGGATTATCTCAACTAAGTTTTATTGATAATCCTCACGCAGAAATGGAAAAGGCTAAAAAAGAACAGGAAATAGTTTCAGAGGGAGAGATATTATTAGATGAATCAAAAGATTATAACTAAATTGACTGAAGATATATATAAATCTGCTGAAAATAGAACAAAATCATTTTATAAGTATCAAAGAGAAAATAGAGATAAACTTTTAATAGAAGTGGCTAAGATACTGCTTTCACATGATATTTTCAATGAATATCTAGATATTAGCATTAAAGATAAGAAAAGATTAAGAGCAAAACTTAATAAAATTATAAATGAGTATTCAAATAATTATGATGAAGAAATAAAAGATATAGAAAGCATTTTATCTGATTCATCTAGAAATAAGTATTCAAATCTAGTAATTTTATTAGGAGTAATAGTAAAAATTAGAGATACGAATAATCTTAACAGTAAAATTATAAATAAAATAGTAAACAACAAAGTTGATAGTAAGCATTGGAGTGATAGGATTTGGAATAATAAAAAAGGTATAGAAGAATCTCTTAAAAAAGAAATAAAGGGGTTTTTAAATGGAAAAACTTCTGTAAATAAAATAGAGAAAATAATAAGAGATAAATATTCAACTGGAGCAAGTCAAACAAGAAGATTAGTAGAATCTGAAGTATCTAGATGTCAAAATGAAGTGAATGAGTACTTCTTTAAAACCCAAGGCATTATAAAAGTAATGTACTGCGCTGATTTAGATTCTAGAACATGTAATGATTGTAGTATGTATAATGGCCTAACCTTTTATGTAAATGAATCAAGACCTTCATTACCACAGCATTGTTATTGTAGATGTGAATATATACCTATTCTTTAGCACATATTGATTTGATATGTGTATTTGTTATGTTTAAATTTATAAAAAGGAGAAAATTATGAAGAAAAAAGAAATGATAGAACTACTGCAAAATATAGAAGAGGAATCAGAAATAGATTCATTATTGGAAAATGTAGATTTATTTAAATTAAAAGATAAAAAAGAACTTACATTAGATGATTTTAAGGCTTTGATTTTAAATGATACTAATTTTAAATCTTTTATGGATAGCGAAAAAAATAAATATCATAGTGAAGCACTTGAAAACTTTAAGAAAAAAGATATGCAAACACTTATAAATGCTGAAGTTCTAAAAAGGACTTCTACAAATGAAACAGAGGAACAAAAGGCTATAAGGGAACTAAATGAAAAATTGGATAGATTAGAAAAAGAAAAAAGACATACAGAAATGATTTCTAAATATAAGGATATTCTAGTTGAAAAGAAAATACCTACAAACTTAATTGAATATCTACTATCTGATGATGATGAAAAAACAAATGCAAATATAGATATCTTTGAAAACTCAATGAAAAAATATATTCAATCTAGAGTAGATGAAAGGATTAAAGATGGTTCATATACACCACCTGGAAAAGAAGGCGATAATGAACTATCAGAGGTTAGAAAGCAGATAAAACAAGGTTTAAATAGTTTCTAAAAAAGAGGAGGATTTTATAAATGGCTAATGTATTACAATATGTAACGCTTTTTCAACAAGAATTAGATTCACAAATAGTGGTAGGTTCAACTACTGGATGGATGGAAAGAAACTCTGGTCAAGTTATATATGATGGAGGTAGAGAAGTAAAGATTCCTAAGGTATCTATGGATGGTTTAGGAGATTATGATAGATCTAAAGGATATGCTCCAGGAGCAATAACACTTGAGTATGAAACTAGAAGAATGGAAATGGATAGAAGTAGAGAGTTTATGCTTGATTCAATGGATGTAAATGAAACAAACTTTGTTGTAAATGCCTCTTCTGTAATGGGATTATTTCAAAAGCAACATGTTATACCAGAAATAGATGCATATAGATACTCAAAGATATTTTCAGAAGTTTCTAAGGTTGATGAACGTGTAAAATATTCTTATGAAGTATCTGCTGCGAGTATTTTAAGTGAATTAAAATATCAGATAGCATCAATTCAAGATTCAACTGGTGATATACCTCTTATTATTAGTATGTCTAGTATAGTGGCAAGTATCTTAGAACAGTCTACTCAACTTGATGATATTGAATTTGGTGATGGAGATATAAAAAGAATTGTAAAATCTATAGATAATGTACCTATAATAAAAGTTCCATCAAAAAGAATGAAAACAGAATATATATTCATGGATGGGAAAACATCTGGTCAGACAGCAGGAGGTTTTAAGGAAGGACCAAAAGCACTAGATATAAACTGGTTAATAACTCCATCATCTGCTCCAATTGCAATATCTAAGACAGATAAACCAAGAATATTCACTCCAGATCAAAATCAATCAGCTGATGCCTATAAAATAGATTATAGAAAGTATCATGATTTATGGCTATTAGATGAACCAATAAAACTTTGTAGAGCATGTGTAAAACAAGCAAAGGCTACTCAAGAGTAGAGGTGAAATAAATGTTTGTATTAAAAAAAGATAACGTTATTAGACTTGCTAATAATGAATATGAAAGTAATAATTTAGTATTAAAGGGATTTAAAATATATTTAGAAGAAATGACTAAAGAGAATATTGATAAAAAAGAGGAAAAAATCGAAAAAGTTAAATCAATCTCTAATGATTTATTTAATCTATCTAAACCAGAACTTATGGAAATTGCTAAAGGTAAAAATATAAAGGGATATTCAACTAAAACTAAAGAAGAATTAATCCAATTACTAGATGAGTACAATGCTTGATAGTATTAAGTTAATTTTAGGAATAGAAAATGATAGATATGATAAATTAATAATCCTTTATATAAATAAAATAAGTGAAATGGTTTTAGAATATTGTTCTAGACAGGAATTAAGTATAGCACTAGAAGGGTTTGTGGAAGAAAAAGTAATATCAATATTATCTTCAAGATTTGAGGAACTTAAGAAAAACAGTGGGCTTGATAATCTAGAAAAAAACTTAAAAGCTATAACTAGAGGTGATACAAAAATAGAATATAATACTTTAACATTGCAAACTGCTGAAAATAGTATGAGTTCATCATCTTTTTTAACTGATGCTGATAAAAAATTTCTAAGTCCATTTTGTGTTGTTAATATGTACTAAGGGGTGATTAAGTGACAGAAGCAGATATATTAGAAATGACCTATCTTGATAAAATGACTATTATCAGAAAGTCAAAAGGTTGGAATCAAGAAACATGTTCTAATGATTTTAGTAATATTATTATAGCTGAAGATATCCCATGTGCAATTTCAAGAAAAGAAGAAGCTATTGTAAATGGTGATATTGGAGCTATAGTCATAAATAGAAAGTTATTTTGCAGACCAGAAGTGGATATAAAAACAGGCGACACTATAAATGCAACTTATAGTCATGGAGAAGAAGCTATATTTAAGGTTTCTAAGGCAAATATATATCCAAGCCATATGGAAATACCTATTACAGAAGCGGAGAGAATATAATGGGAATAGATAATTTAGGAGTTTTTGAAGCATTAGCCTTAGATTTAAAGTTAAATGCATCAAATTTCAATAGAAAAATCAAGAAGTTTACAAAAGAAACTGGGCAAGAACTAGCAGAAAATATAAGAGATGAAACTCCTGTAAAGACTGAAAAGTTAAAAAATGGATGGGAAGAAAATCAGCCTGAATATGATACTTATATTGTTGAAGATAAGGTTGAATATGCCACACTCGTAAATGATGGCCATGCAACTAAAAATGGTGGAGTTGTTCCTGGTGTATTCATGGTTGAAAAGGGAATTGAAAAAACAAAAGAAAATATGACAAGCGCAAAAGCAAATTTATTTGATTGATAGGTGATTAGTTGCTTACAAACAGAGATATTATAATAGCAGTTAATGAAAGAATAGAAAATGAGTTTAGAGATACAGATATTTTTATTAATGAGGATAATATACAAGGCTTTGAGGAGGCTTGTTTTTTTGTGCAACTTTTACCTGTTTCTAATAATATTGCAAATAAAGTTTTAGATACTAAAAAGATATTCATAGATGTTGAATATTATCAAAAGGCTAGAAAAAATAAATTAAATTTATATGACATACAAAGTAGATTAGAAAAAATATTTAATAGAAGCATTAGAGTTAAAGATAGGAGTTTAACTATAGAGAATATATCTCCATCAATTGTAAAAGATTCTGTAGGTTATAAATTAACTTTCCTAATTACTGTATCTTATTTTGAAGAGATTTACTTTAGTAAAGAAACATATGAAACTATGGAAAGTGTAGATTTAAAGATAGGAAGTGATTAAATGGGTTTACCAGAAATTAATATATCCTTTATTCAAGCTGGAAAAACTTTTGTTAAACGTTCTGGTGGTATTGTAGCACTTATTTTAAAAGATACAAAGAATACAGGATTGATTGAAATACAGGAAATAGAAGATATTCCAAATGGCTATTCTGCTGACAATTTAAACTATATAAAGATGGCAATGAGAGGAAATATATATCCTCCAAATAAGATATTAGTCTACGCATTAGATGTAGATAAATCAATAGATGATGCTCTAGACTTTCTTGAAACTTGTGAATTTAATTACCTTTGTATGCCAGAGGAGACAGAGCAAGAATTGCCTAAAATCAAAGCATGGATTAATAAGATGAGAGAAGATAATAAAATAAAGGTTAAGGCTATAACTGCAAATAATATAGCAGATTATGAAGGTATAATAAACTTTACAACAACTGATATTGAAATTGATGGTAAGAAATATACTTCAAATGAATTTCTGCCAAGAATAGCAGGTTTTATTGCAGGAACTCCATCAACTCAATCTGTAACATATGCAGAAATACCAGAAGTTACTAATATACCTAAGTTAACAAGAACTGAAGCAAATACAAGGATAAATAATGGAGAGCTAATTTTAATAAAAGAAAGTGGAGCTATAGTGATCGCTAGAGGAGTTACATCTTTTACAACAATTACTGATTCAAAAGGTGATATATTCAAAAAGATTAAGTTGGTTGATACACTAGATCAAATTCATAACGATATTAAAAAAATAATTGTAAAAAATTATATAGGAAAAACACCAAACACTTATGATAATAAGTGTTTACTTATTGTTGCAATACAATTATATCTTCAAGAATTAGAAAAAGATGGTTTAATTGACCCAGGTTCAACAATAGAAATTAATTTAGATGCTCAGAGAGCATGGTTAAAAGAAAATCATATTGATGTATCTAATATGGAGGAACAACAAATAAAAGAATGTAACACTGATACAATTGTATTTTTAAAAGCAAAAATTAAATTAATAGATGCTATGGAAGATGTGTATTTAGACATCTCTATGTAGTTTGGAGGTTAAAATTTGAAAGCTAAAATAGACCCAAGTAGAATAATATCTGGTACATTTGGAGAATGTTGGCTAGATGGGAGACAATTAACATCTGTAAAAGGGTTAGAAGCAAAAGTTGAATTAGAAAAAGAAGAAATTAAAGTTTGTGGGCAGTTAATGGTTGGACAAAAACTTATTGGAGCATCTGGAAAGGGCTCTATAACCTTATTTAAAGTGAGCTCTTTATTTGGAGAATATGTTGAAAGTATGCTAAACGAAGGAAAAGCATTCAAATTTACTGTAATAAGTAAGTTACAAGATCCAGATTCCTATGGAGCTGAAAGAGTTGCACTTTATGGTTGCATGCTTGATGATTTAACTTTAGCAGACTGGGAAGCAGGAAAACCAGGAGAAATAGAAGTTCCATTTACTTTTGAAGGCTTTAAATACTTAGATAAAATTACAGAAAAATAGGAGGATTTTTATTATATGAACACAGTTGAAAAATTATTAAATATGGATGCAGGTAAATTAAAACTGCCATCTAGTATATATGAGCTATATTGCAAAAAATTAGATGATACCTTAGAGATTGAATGTAATGCTATTGATCCAGAACGTTTTGATGAGATAAGAATGAATTCATTGGACGTAGATAGTGGTAATTTAGAAAATGTTAATGTCTATGAACTTAAAGTTAACACAATACTTGAGGCATGTCCTATTTTTAGAAATATGGAAGTTGTAGAAAATATGGGCTTGGCAACCCCTAAGGATCTTATAAAAAAATTACTCTTAGCTGGAGAAATTGATAATCTATATGAGGAAGTTAATAAAGTAAATGGCATAGATGCTGAGGGAGATAAAAAAAGACAGAAGGAAAAAAATAAAGAAATAAAAAACTAATTAAAACGGATGGAGAAGTTAACTTAATGTACTTATTATTTAAGTATAAAGGTATAATGCCATCCGTTTCTTATCGTATGCTAAAAGGTGAAAAAGAAATTGTTAGTGTTTTTATAGATCAAGAGTTGGATGAAAAAAGAGAAGAAATAAAATCTGGTGCTGGGAGGTTGTTTTAATCTATGAGTTCTAGTACAAAAGTTTTACAAGCAGTAATAAAAATGAGAGATGAAGCAAGTTCAACTTTAAGAAGAGTAGCGGCTAATACTAGGGCTTTACATGATTCATCCTCTCAAGCATCAAGAGCATTAAATAATGTCCAGAACAATTTAAAAAGTGTTGGTACAAGTGCATTAAAAGCAGGAGGACTTATAACTGCTGGAGTTGGTGGAGCATTTGCTGCTGCAACAAAAGTTGGAACAGAATTTGAAAGTGCCATGTCTCAAGTTAAGGCTACATTTGGAAATTCTTTAAAACCAGGTGATTTTGAAGCTATGTCAAAGGCTGCTAGAGATGCTGGGAAAGCTACAACTAAAACTGCTGCTGATTCTGCCAATGCACTTCAATATATGGGGCTTGCTGGATGGGATGTTCAAAAGTCAATGCATGCTTTAATGCCAGTACTTAATTTATCAGAGGCAGCCTCTATGGACCTTGGTTTAGCATCTGATTTAGTAACTGATAGTATGAGTTCTATGTGTTTAGAAGTTGATAAAGTAAGTAAAAGTGGCAAAGTACTAGCTGGTGCTGGATTAAGTGAGTACTTAGATAAGGTTGCAAATGCATCTACTAAATCAAATACAAACATACAACAGTTAATGGAAGCATTTAATGTTGCAGGTGGTACATTTAGTAACTTAAAAGTTCCATTATCTGAAGCAACTGCTATTATGGGAATACTTGCAAATAGAGGCGTTAAAGGTACAGATGCAGGCCATGCTTTAAACTCAATCATGATAAACCTTACAACAGGTGCAGGCCAAGCAGGTAAGGCAATGAAAAAACTTGGAGTAAGTGCATTTGATAATCAGGGTAAATTTAAAGGTATGTCAAATGTACTTAAAGAAGTTGCAAATAAAACAAAAGATATGACTGATAAACAGAAAAATTATTACTTGGCCGCTATAGGTGGAAAAACTCAATTAAAAACGTTACAAAAGTTACTTGATGGAGTTGGAAATGAGTATGATAGTTTAAAGAAAAAGATAGATAACTCAAAAGGTGCCTTAAAAACAATGTCTGATGTAATGAAGGACAATACTAAGGGTGGAATTGCAACCTTAAAGTCAGCCCTCGAAGAAACCGGAATTACTATTTACTATCAACTAAAACCAGCAATAGCATCTGTAGTTGATAATTTAACTAAAATGACGGTTTGGTTCAATAACTTAAGTGAACCAATAAAAAGAGTTATAACCAATGTAATGCTTTCAGTTGGAGCATTTGGTGTACTTTTATTAACTATAGGAGCAGTATCTTTAATTGTTTCAAAGGCTATAGGAGTATTTAGTTTCTTTGTTCCAATAATACTAAAAGCAAAAGTTGCTTTCAGAGCTTTTGTAATCGGGATGAAGCCATTAAGTGCAGTATTTTTGGCTATAATGGGTCCTATAGGATGGACTATAACAGCTATAATTGCATTGTCAGTAGCATTTACTGTTGCTTATGCTAAGTCTGAAGTCTTTAGAAATAAAGTTAATTCATTAGTAAAATCATTTGTAGAATTCGCAAAACCTATAGTAAGTTTTTGTATGCCTGCACTTAAACAATTAGGTGAAAAATTTAAAGAATTATTATCTTCACTTGGACCATTATTTGCATCTATATTAAATTTAGGTAGTGTGATAATGAAGGTGTTAGGGCCTATCTTAATTGGTGTAATAGGGTTTCATATAGCAAAATTAGTTTTAATTTTATCTACTTTGGCAACGGCATTTAGAGCTGTTGTAGATACTATAACTAATGTATTAAATGGTCTAGCATCTATTTTAAGTGGTATTTTTGATTTAATTATAGGTATTGTCACAGGTGATAGTAAAAAAATGATGGATGGAGTTAAGCGAATATTTGATGGTGGAACTAAAATTATAAAATCAATTTGGAAAGGTTTCATAGATTTTATAACTGCTCCAATAGAAGCAGTGGCTGATATTGTAGATAGTTTATTTAAGGATAAAGCGAAATGGCTTACAGATAAATGGAGAGATTTAAGAACCTTCTTAGAAAATCCAATTGAAGCAACCGCAAAAATATCTACTAAAACAAATGTGAATATACCTGGAAGTAAAGCAGCAGATGCAGCTGGAAAATCTGCACCAAATACAGGTGGATTAAAACAAACAATGGCAAATTTAAAAGGTTCATTTAGTGATTTTAAAACTTTTATTAAACCTATGACAGATTCTATAAGTCAAGGAGTTGAATCTGGAAAAACTAAATTTACAGAACTACAAAATAAGATATTAAATGATGTTAAACCTGCACTAAAGGTTCTAGAGGATTCTGGAGTAAGTTTTAAGAATAAATTCAAAGAATCAATAACTTCAATAAAAGATAAATTTAATGAGTTAAAGGATATATTAGTAGGAAATATCAAGACAAATATAGATAATCTAGTAAAAGCATTTGAACCTTTAAAGCCACACTTAGATAATTTAAAAGAATGTTTTGATAAGGTTAAACAAGCGATTACTGATTTTTTTACTCCAGCTAAACAAGTTGGAGATACAGTAGACCAGGTAAGCCAACCAATGGACAATATGAAAAAGTCTACTGATGGCATAAAATTAGCATTTCAAAACTTAGGTCAAGCACTTGCACCTGTTAAAGCTTGGTTTCAAGGATTTTTGCCTTTCCTATCACAAATAGGGCAACAATTATTACCAGCTATAGGAATAGCAATAGCTGGTGTTGTTGGTGGCATAATTTTAGCATTTATATGGTTTTTAAATACATTAACAGCAATAATTACAACTGTTTCTGGAATTATAAACGGAATTATATCTTTTATATCTGGAATTATAAATGTTGTAATGGGACTTATAACAGGAAATGCTGACCAGACAATGGATGGTCTTAAACAAATATTTGATGGCGGAGTAGGTATAGTTAAATCTATATGGAATGGTTTGGTCGATTTAGTTAGCGGAATACTGGAACCTGTAATAGATCTTGCTGATTCATTTTTTAAAGATAAAGTTAAAGGAGTAAAGGAAACTTGGAATAAGCTTAAAGATTTCTTTAAACATCCAATTAAAGGAACTATAGAAATATTTAAAAAAGGTCCTAGTCTACAAGTTGGAAAAGGAGCAGATGCTGCTGGAACTAACACAAGAGGAGCATTTGGTATAAATAGAATTCCTAGAAATGATTATCTAATTAGAGCACATGAAGGAGAAAAACTTTTAACTAAACAAGAGGCCAATCAATATAAGAGAAATAGCTCAAATGGAAGTTTATTTCTTGATAAGTTAGCAGATACAATAATTGTAAGAGAAGAAGCAGACATAGATAAAATTGTAAAAAAACTAAACAAAAAAATATGTCTTGCAAATGCTGGAGGAGTTCTTTAGGAGGTATCTAATGGAAATATGGTTAAGACAAGCAGATAATGCATTTAGATTCCCTATTCTACCACCTTCTTTTGAAATAAATGGAAATGCAACAATAAATACATCCAATATATTAGGAGTTGGAGATATTGCAGTATTTGGAGGATTAGGACTTAAAACTATAGAACTATCATCTTTTTTCCCTAATCAAGAATATAGTTTCTGTAATTATAATGGATTCCCAAAACCTTATGACTGCGTAAATTTAATACAAGGCTGGATGAAAGAGGGATTTATATTGAGATTTATAATTACAGAAACTAATGTAAACTTTGAATGTATCATAGCAGATTTTAATTACAAAGAACAAGATTGTTCAAGAGATGTTTATTTTACCTTAAGTTTAAAAGAATATAAAAGAATAAAAATATCTAAGGTCAATGCTAAGGATGACGATTTATCTTCTAGTATTGACCTACCCATTACAAAAGGATTTGAGACTAAGCAAAAAACTCACAAGGTCATTGAAGGAGATACTCTTTTTAAGATAGCTAAGAAATATTATGGAAATGGTGACCTTTGGCAGAAAATTTACAAAGCCAATAAGGATAAAATTAAAAACCCAAACATAATACAAAATGGATGGATTTTAATAATTCCATAAAAGGATGGTGATTTATAATTAATAAAATCAAAATACAAGTTCATATAAAAAACGGAAATATATATAATATAACTGATTTAGTAGACAAATGTACCTGGTCTGGAGATTATAGATCGCCATCAAGAACACTTGAATTTTCTATAATTCAATCAGCATCTGATATTAATTTTAGGCAAATAAATATTCCAGTAGCAAGTACAATTTGTTTCTATGTAGATGATAAAGAGATATTTAGAGGCATGATAATAGACAGATCTCTCGATTCAAGTAATAACAGTATTGATTTTACTGCAAAAGATATGGGTTTTTTACTTTTACAAAGTGAAGTTTCATATAATTTTAAAGATAAATTGGTTGAAGATATTGCAAAACAGGTTTTTGTAGATAATAAACTCCCACTAGGTAATTTGCCTAGAACCAATGTTAAATATACAAAAATGTTTATTGGTGTAACTGGCTATGATACTATAATGAGTGTTTACACAGAAGCAAGCAAAACAACAAAGAAAAAATACATGATAGAAGCCAATCTTGATAAATTTAATGTAATTGAAAAAGGAATTGTTACTCTAGATATTACCTTTGAAGAAGGTTTTAATCTTATTAATACAACCTTTTCAGAAAGCATGGAGAACGTGAAAAATAAAGTACTGGTTGTTGATCAGTATGGTAACAAGATTAATGAAAAAATAAATGACTCTATATTTAAAAATGTTGGAGTAATTATGCAAAAGGTAATACAACAACAAGAAAATGACACTGTAGATATAGATAATGAGTTTAAAGACATAGAAAGAACTTGCTCTTTAAAAGGATATGGTGATATAAGCTGTATAACTGGTAGAGGTGTAAAAGTAAAAGATTCATATACAAAATTAATAGGACTTTTTTATATAGATACAGATAAACATATTTGGCAAAATGGAGATTATCAGATTGAACTTGAACTTAACTTTCAAAATATTATGGATGAAAAATCTGCTGGGCAAGATGAACAAAAAGAAGATGGCAGTTCAGAGTATACTGGAGGAACAGAGTTTCCTGCTGAATTTACTGCATATTGTCCTAGAAAATCTGAAGGTGGAGATACAGATTGTAGAAAGAAAAAATTAGACCCTTCTAAAAAAACATGTGCCGCCCCTATGGTTGGTGCTTTCAAACAATCTTACTATACAAAAGATTTCTTAGATAAACATCCATTATTAAAATATGGTGATGAAATACAGTTAGTTACAGGAGTTTCAAATCGAGATGGAACTTACAAAGTAAATGATGTCGGCTCTGCAATAATCATAGAAAAGGATGGAACATATCATTAGATATTTTATTTGGAAATGTAGAAGATATGATGGCTTTTGGAAGAAGAAAAGGAAAAATAATAATAGGTGGTTATGCTGGAAACATGACAGAAAGAGCAAAAACAGTAATAGCAGAGGCAAAAAAACATCTAGGCAAACCATACAAATGGGGTGGTAATGGACCAAGTAACTTTGACTGTTCTGGGCTTATGGTATATTGCTTTAAAAAAGTTAATGTTAATTTACCAAGAACATCTAACCAACAATCTAAAGTTGGTAAAAAAGTAGAGCAAAGTAATTTGCAAGTAGGAGACTTAGTATTTTTCCATAATCCAGTTAGTCATGTTGGTTTATATATAGGTAATGGAGAATTTCTACATGCCCCACAAACAGGTGATGTAGTTAAAATAAGCAAAACAAGCAGTAGTTATTATACTAAAAACTTTGCTACAGCTCGAAGAGTTTTATAAAAAGAGGTGATAGAATGGCAGATCCAATTAATGAATTTATAGGAATAATGAGAAAAGAAGGTAAATATCATAATCAACCTTCTTTTTTTATTGGTAAAGTTAAAAATAAATTGCCAGATTTAAAGATAGAGATAAATAATCTTTTATTGGAAAAAGAAAATCTTTTGATAGATAGTTGGATACTTAATAGTCAGATAGAAACATTTGAAACAGAAATAAATCAAGAACACAAACATAATATAAAAAACCCTTTTATTAATAATCTTGAATCTGGAGATATGGTAATAATGTTTAAAATAGGCGATAAGTTTGCTGTTGTAAGTAAGTTGGTGAGTTTATAATGAGTACAATCTTCCCTTTCATGGGTGTTCCAGAGGATTATTCTTCTCCATCCAATAAAGAATTACCTATTTTCAAGGAATTTGCTTGGAATTTTGAAAAAGATGAAAAGCTAATTGAAAACGGAGACTTTAAAGTAGTTGAAAGAAATGAAGCAATCAAGGTATGGATTTATAAAACAATAAGGACAGATAAGTATGTTCATTTAATATATGAGTGGGATTATGGAACAGATATAAAAAATCTGATTGGCCAAAAATATACTAAAGGCCTCACTGAAAGTGAAGCAAAGAGATATATACAAGAAGCACTCCTAATTAATCCATATATATTAGAAGTTAATGTAACAAGTACAGAATTTAAGGATGATAATTTATCTATAAGTTTAAATGTAAAAACAATTTATGGAGAGGAGGAGATTACGTTTGTATAATGGCCAATCATTTAGTGCCTTAAATAATAGAACTTTAAATAACATAAATTTGCCTCTTTATAAAGGTCAAGGATCTTCTCTTTATAATATAGTTTCACCTGTTAATTCAGAACTGGCACAGTTATATATAGAACTTTCTTATATACATAAGAGAGTTTTTATTCAAGATAATTTTGACGATTTCCTTGATAGAAGAGTCAATGAATTTGGTGTGTATAGAAAGTTAGGTACAGAAGCAATAGGCGAAGTAACATTTGAAGGCAAAATAGGAACTCAAATACCAAATGGAACAATAGTATCTCACAGTGATTTACTATTTATAGTTATTAAAGATATTACAATAGATGAAGATAGTAAGTTAAATGTAAGCCCTATACAGGCTTTAGAGGTTGGTATTAAGTATAATTTATCAGCTAACACAGAATTTAAACTTATAGAAGAAATAAATGGAGTAACTAAAATTTATAATGAACTGGACCTAAAGGGTGGAGCAGAAATAGAAACAGATGAAGAGTTAAAAGAAAGATTTTATAAAATACAGAAAAATCAAGCCACAAGTGGCAATAAAGCTCATTATGAGGCTTGGGCTTTAGAAGTTGAAGGAGTTTATAATGCTAAAGTAATTCCTAGATGGGATGGTCCAGGTACAATCAAGATTTTACTTTATGGTCAAAATAATCAATCTGTAGATAATGAAATTTTACAAAGATGTACTGAACATATAGAAGAAGAAAAACCAATTGGACCTATTGTTACAGTTGTTACACCAAGTATTTTTGATGTTAGCATTAGTGCAACCTTAACACTTGAAAATGGATATGATATTGAATCTATAAAGGTTATGTTTTTAGATATTATAAATTCTTATTTAATAGAAAATTCAAGAGAGATTATTTATATAAAAGTAATGAGTTTATTAGCAAGCATAGAAGGAGTGCATGATATAAAAAATCTACTTATCAATGAAGATATTAAAAACATAATAGTTGATGAAGAAAAAGTTCCTGCTGTTTCAAATGTTACATTTAATATCGAGGTGAGTTAAATTGAAGTTAATTGATTACCTACCAAGTTTTGCAAACAATGAAATTGACATACAAATTCAAGATGCACTTGAAAATGAACTTTTAACATTACTTGATGAAAAGAATGATTTATTAGATCAGTTTTTTATAGATACAGCAACTTGGGGACTTGATGACTGGGAAGATCTATTAAAAATAAAAACAAATTCTAAGTTGGATTTTGATACTAGAAGAAGTAATATAAAAGCTAAAATGCGTGGCAAAGGTACAACTACAATAGAAGTAATAAAAGCCATATCAGAAGCTTATACAAAGACTAATGTTGATATAGAAGTATTTAGTAATCTATTTAGTTTTACGCTTAGTTTTATAACAAATAATTGTAGTTATAACACTATCTTGGAGTTAGATAAGAAAATAGAAGAGATAAAACCAGCACATTTAGAGCATAAATTTAAGAGAGTTTTATTTGATAAAAGTGGACTTTATACAGGTGCGACGATTAGTGCAGGAGAAACAGTTACAATATACCCTTATGTACCTAGAAATTTAGAGAGTTTTGGAGAAATAGCTATTTGTAGTGGAAATGATAGAGCGTTAGAAAAAGTAACATTGTATCCTAAAAAATAGAAATGAGGTGATAAAGTTGGCAGAACAACAATATTTTACTTTAGTGACTGACATTGGCAAGGCAGCAATAGCAAATGCAAGTATCACAGGTGAGAAAGTAGATTTTGCAAAAATAAAAGTTGGAGATGGTGGGGGGACTTCTTATACTCTAACAGAGAGTCAAACAGCTCTAAAAAATGTAGTTTGGGAAAGTACGCTTGAACATGCACAATCAGATAAAGACAATCCGAACTGGGTAGTAATACAAAAATTCATACCAGGGGATGTTGGAGGATTTGAAATAAGGGAAGTTGGATTATTTGATTCTAAAAATCAATTATTAGCTATTTCTAGTTATCCGGCGACATACAAACCTAAAGCAGATTCGGGGACTGTAAAAGAACTATTAATAAAAGTAATATTAGTTGTATCCAATGTGGCTAACATTAATCTAAAAGTAGACCCAACTGTTATACTAGCAACACTCAAAGATATACAAGAGTTAGACACTAAAATTGATACAACTAAAACAGAGTTAACAAGCAACATAGAAACTACTAAGACAGAGTTAAACAATAAAATAGGAGATACAACACTACTTGAAACAACAGATAAAACAAATATAGTTAGTGCATTGAATGAGGTAAAAACTAGTGTAGATAGTATAGAAACAACAGCAGAGAAAACAACTATAAAAGATACAGATAACTTATTTGAAAGTGATAATGTTGAAGGAGCATTAAAAGAAGTAATGCAAGAGATAAAAGGGAATAAAACTAGCATTATATCTAGTATAAACAGTAACTTGATACCAATGTAGAAAGGAAGGTGATTAAATGACTACTTATGATGTTAATAGGACTATTAGGAGAAGAAAAGGTACCTATTCTCAGTTTGATATTCATGCTGAGAAGGTTGATGTTGATTCTGGCAGTACTTATCATACTATTTATTGGGGAAGTTATAAATTAAGTAAATCAAAGTCTATGAATATAACTGAAACTAAGGTTTATAAGATTGCTTCATATGAAGTTTATCGTTATATAGGTGCTGAGAAAATTATATATGAAGATGATATTATTTACCAGAATACTACTGTTCAAGTTGTGTCAAATCCTAACATTTCTATAGATAATGATTTAAGTGTAATTGGAGATGCTTGCAGTATAAAATATAATATTTATGATAGCAATCCTGATGTTAGTTTTAAAATAACTGTAAAATTAAATGATGTTGTAATAAGTGAAAAAAATAATACAGTAGATTCTAATTACACTATAGATTTAACTGATGAACATTTATCTAATTTAGTATTTAATTCTGTAAATAATATAACTATTGAGCTTGGTACTGTTGCTGGTGGTAAAATGTTAGATAAAACTGTTACATTCACAAAAGGCAACACTAAACCAAAATTAAATATATCCTCTTATAATTCAACTACTGCAATATTTACAGCAA